CCACTTTGGTGTAGTGGTGAAGAAGATAGGAAATATAATGATGAAACTAAAAGTTATGAAGATTTAGAAGAATTTTGTTATAATAAACTTAAAAAATTAGTAATTAATCTAAACTTACTATGTCTTTAAACTATTATGAAATAGGAACACCAGATGAACCTGTAGTATCTAGCAGTTCTTTAGTTAGTCTTGATCCAACTACAGGTGGCAGTATTATTAAATTTAAACAGTTTTTTGCCGATAGAGAAGAAGTTAAGATAAAAACTTCTCTTAATAATGGTAAACTTATTCATAGTTATCAAGAAGATCCTGATAATTTTGCAATAGAAGATTTTGATAAGCCTACGGAAATGATGAGTCGGCTTCTAGAGAGAGTAATATTGAACAAGTCTCATCTTTCTTTAAATTCTTTAGATACAGTAAATACTGCTATTACTAGTAAAACTAAAACAGTTTCTACAAGAGATGCTGAAATAGCTGAAATTAAACTTTATTTTGAAAAACTAGCTAGTATCCTTAATTTAAATATAGAGGATACTATTAGAGTTTTTAGAGCTAGTAGAATAGAAACTAATTCTTATACTAGTTATGGAGAATTAAAAGTTCTTTCTAATATAATTACAGAAGACTCAGCGTTAAAGTACTTAACTTTTTTAGAACAAGCTTCTAATAAGCATGTTATTAATGCTGAAACTAAGGAGAAAGTTGTAGGAGCTATTACTGCTATTACTCTTCATCCTGTGGTAAGTGTTCTTTTAGGGCTTAAAACTGATGATATTGATGGATTAGTTGTTGATACAGAATGTCAAAGATTTAAAGAACTCCCCATATTTTGGTCTGAGAAGATAAAAATACCTTTTGTTGGAGGCGCAGTAGTTACTATTCCATGTAAAGCTCTTCTTGATAATCTTCATATTAATCACAGAACTAAAGTAATTACTTATAATGATTTAAAATCAACTGGTCATTCTATTTATACTTATCAAAAGTCTTTTGAATTTTACAGAACCTATCGGCAAATGGCTTTTTATAAAAGAGCTATAAGTTTTTGGTTTAAAGCTGTGTTTCCAGATAAGATTTTTTCAGAATATACACTTAAAGTTAATGTTATTCCTGTAGAAACATTTGGTAACTTTCTTACTGCTCCTTATGAAGTTAGTGAAGAATGGCTTAATAAAGGCTCTGTAGAATGTAGAGAACTTTTATCTAGGTTAGCTTGGCACATATATAACAAAGAATATACTTATTCTTTAGAAGAAAGAGTTAATAAAGGATTTTTAAAATTTAACAAACCTACTAATGACTAATAAAGAATTTTATGAATTGATGCAGAAGACATTTTCTTCTGCAGAAGAAATAGCTAAAGCAAAAGGAGCTGATTATACTAAAGGTAGTGAAGATGCTCTTTCTAACTTTAAAGAAGGTGGAAAAGCTCTTAATATTCCTCCTGAAAAAGTGTGTTGGGTTTTTATGAATAAACACTATCAGGCTATTACTAATTATGTAAAAACTGAAGGACAATCTGAAAGTGAACCTATTTCAGAACGTATTAAGGATATGATTAATTATCTTGTATTACTTCAAGGAATTATTGTAGATAAACAATCCGTTAGTACTCCTATTAATGAAGTAGAAGCTACAGATCATTTAGATTTTACCTAATGACAAAGAAAAGGAAAATCTTTTGGATGTTTTTTTGGAAACACTACTTAAGAAAATATAAAAGAATTAAATGGTGTATCCAAATTAAAGGAAAACAAGTTATAGTTGATTCTGTTTCTATTAGAACTACTGTTAATACTTATGAAAGGAAAAGAAATCCTCATTGTGTATTAAGAGGTAAAGCTTCTATTAGATATGAGTATTATAAAGAAAATGGATATAAGAAAATTAAAGCAATATTAGAATGAATACATACGTAGTAGGAATAGCAAATATGTTTGATAATCATAACAAACTTTATAAAGTACAAGCTTCTAATGAAATAGAAGCTTGTAGAGAAGCTTTTATTTGTCTTTATAAAGAAAATAATTATGAAAGCGATCTAAATGATTGGTGGAATGAGATAGATAAAGAAACTTTAGAAGATGTATTAGACTCTGCATGGAATAGTGAATATCTTGTTAGTCCTCCTTTACAAATAAGTTAATAATGATAATAGATAATTTTGATCTTATTATTCCTCTACTGGAATTTCCTAGTAATGATAATTTTTATTTTGTACAAATACTACAAAGAAAAAAGGATCATACTGATGGACAAGTTGGAGGAAGCAATAACAATAGTAGGCTTATTAAAGCCTACTATATAAATAGTGTAGATAAACTTAATCTTTATAAAAAAGAAATGATTGAGTTATCTAAGATATTTAATGCAAGAGTAGGTATTAATCTTAATCCTAGAAGTTTTGAGAAAACTGCTTTTCAGTTACTACAAAAAGTGGCTAATCAAATGATGAATAAAGATTTTTATAATATAAGAAAATCTTATGATTCTGTATGTGGTAATTACCATTCTGAAGTTGATAAACGTTGGATTATTGATATTGATACTAAAGATAGGATAACAGTAAATAAAGTAGGACACTTTATTAATCTTCAACACAAGAAAGTACTTAATAAAGAGTATGAAATTTTAACTGTTTTACCTACTAAAAATGGTTATCATATTATCAGTAATCCTTTTAATCTACAAGCTTTTACAGCAGAATATCCAAATATAGAGATACATAAAAACAATCCGACCTTATTATATTACGAAACAATAGATTAAATATGATAATAGAAGCTAAAGTTATTGCCGATAGTCTTAATAATATTGGAGATCGTATTACTACTATGGTAGTTACATTTCCTCGTATTATCTTGGCTGAATTTAATACGCATAGAGCATTTAGTCGAAATAGTGCTAGTAGTAGAGCTATACCATTTGAAAAAATGTTAAAAGCAGTTGAGTCTAATCCTTTTGTACCTATAGCTTTTCAAAAAGATCATAAAGGAATGCAAGGTATTGAATATTTACAAGGAGATGATGATATTAAGGCAAGAACTAAATGGCTGGAAGCTAAATGGGTAGCTTTTAGCAAAGCTAAAGAATTAGCACAATTAATAGTTACTAAGCAACTTTGTAATAGACTTCTTGAACCTTTTATGTGGCAAACTGTCATTGTAACTGCTACAGAATGGGAAAATTTCTTTGCTTTACGTTGTCCTAGTTATGTATTAGGTACTGAAAGATATAGAAGTAAAAAAGATTGGTTACATATACATACAGAAGAAGAAATACCTCTAGATGTACCACAAAATACTGTTGAGTGGTTGGAAATTAATGAAGGTCAAGCTGAAATTCACATAATGGCTCTTGCAGAAGCTATGTGGGATGCTTATAATGAATCTACTCCTAATCAACTTAAAGATGGTGAATGGCATATTCCATATAATAAAGAAATAGTTGATTTAATGAAGGCTGATGGAAATTATAATAACGATTTATATGAAGAAGAAATAGAAGGAACTGATAATCATACTTGGTCTACTTCTTATAAATTAAAAGCATCAAGTATGATAGCTGCTAGAACTTCATATACTATTGTTGGGGAAGATCAAAAACCTTGGACCTTTAATAAATATGTAGAAAAAGCAGAAGAACTACAAAAAGCTGTTCCTGTTCATGCTTCACCTTTTGAACATTGTGCTTTGGCAGATAGTATGAGCAAAAGTAGTAGAAATTTTACTAATGGGTGGATACAATATAGAGAATACTTAGGTTTATAATTATGGAAGAATTAAAATTAAGTGATCAATTTAAAGCGTTAGAAGTAATAATGGAGTATTTAAATACTCCAGCTTCTACTGAATCTCTACATAAGCTTATAACTACTTTAGATACTATTAATAATAGTTTAAAAACAAATCATTTTAATATTAGACAGCATAGAGAGAATCTATTGTATAGTAAAACAAACTTAAATAAAGTAGTTATGGGAGAAATTTTAGATGCTTTAGAAAGACAACATAAATTACAAGCAGTAAAAATTCTTAAAGAACGTACAGGATATGATTTACATAGAGCTAAAAGTATTATTGATAGTTTATGACAACCAATGAAGAAATTGCTATTATTTTAAGAAGACTTCCTAAACAAGTAGATTACATTCAACATAAATGGAATATATTAAATTTTGAAGTTTCTATGAAAGAAATTAAAAGTTCTTTATATAGTTTTTATGATCATCAAAGAATAATAGAACTTATTGAATCTGCTGTAGGAGTGTTATATAATTTAATTGAACGTTTAAATGAATTATTATGTCTGAAAGAATGATATTAATACCTGAATCGGAATATAAACAACTAAAAAGAAAAGCTAGTGTTAGCAAATTAGCTAATGATGAGGAAGATAAAACTTTTTTACAGAATATAGCTGGATTACTTTTATATGCTGTTTATAATAAAGGACTTCATAAAGAATATGATCTTGTTGTTAAACATGCCAAAGAATTAGGATATGATAAACTATCTATTCGTAATGTTGATCAAACTGTTCCTCTTAGTGAAATAAAATTAAGATATGAGCGTAGAGGAAAAGTTACAAAAGCTTCTTAATTATACCGATAAAAATGGCAGACAGATTATATATAAGCCAGAAGAAGGTGGTAGAGTTTTTATTGATATTGATGGGGAGATTAGGTGTATTGGGCATATACTTTTGGGTCAAAATAATATTTTATATACTAAGTTTGAAGATGAAAAGAATATATTCAGAAAAACTAATGCTTGGAGTATTAATTACACTATCTTACAAAATGTAGATGATATACATTATGAGACTAGAACTCATGATTATGTAATCACTAAACAAAGAGCTTTAGAGTTTGGACAATTCTTTCATTTTGAGGATACAACTGAACTAAAAGTATATGTTCCTTTATACCATTGGGATAGACGTCATAAAGGAATGCGATCTATTAATCCAGATGGATTTACTTGGATGAATAAAGTTGGTACTAATTGGTATGAGCTACTAGAAAAAGTTTTTACAAGTGATTTAATGAAAGGTATAAGGGCTAGAGTACAAGCTGAAAGAAAAGTTTATACTATCTATCCTTCTCCTGAAAGAGTATTTAGAGCATTAAAACTTTGTACTTTTGATCATACTAAAGTAGTAATAATTGGACAGGATTAAATTTTTATTTTTGGTTAAATTAATTATTTTTGGACATGAAAGTTCCAAATTTACCCGGAGTATACGCTCTAAAAGCACATAATCAACGTCTTATTTATATAGGTTCTACTAATAACCTAAGTAAAAGAAAGGCAGTACATCTTTATAATATTAAAAATAATTTAATAGGTAAAGGGTGTAAATCAATTATTGATGCTTTTATTAATGGAGATTATATAACTTTTGAAGTTATTGAAGTTTGTGATAATTATATAGAAAGAGAGCAACATTGGATAAATATTTATAAACTTGATAATAGTTTTAAAATAGTTAATCAATTTGGAGCTATTAGAGAAGGTAGTTCTAGTACTCAAGATTTCAAAGATAAGATGAGTGCAATTAGAAAAGAAAAATGGAAAGACCCTATCTATAGAGCAACAATGCTTGAAAAAATTAAAACAACTCAAATGACTGCCGAAAGATTAAATAAGACTGTATATCAATTTTCTATTTCTGGTAAGTTTATTAAAAAATATATTTCTGCTAAAGATGCTGCACAAACACTTAATTTAAGTGCTATCAGTTTAGCTGCAGCAGCTAGAGGAAATTATATGAAGTCTTTTGTGTATAAAAATATGATTTTTATCTATGAAGGAGTCCTGTATAAATTGGATGAATTGCTGGAAACCCATCTGGAATTAAGGGCAATCAGCAGCGAAGCATGGGAACGCTGGAAAAGTACCATGAACGTTCAACGACTAATGAGTGAGCAAGCGAAGCAATAAACTCAACACGAGCGTCCAACACTTAATATAAGTGATGATATAGTCTGAACTAATACGATGATAAAGTATTAGAAGTATAAAATAAAGAATTTATACGATAACAAAATTGCCTTATAATGACGGTACTGCTAATGGACTAGCTTTTGGTTACCTCAATGGAGCTACTAAACCTTATGGTAAATCTTTAGATATTATATATAAAGAAGTTGAAAATGATCTTTATAATGGACTAAAATTAGATTATGATTTTAGTCTTGAACATTGGGCTAAACAAGGAGTATTACTATTAAATAGTTGTTTAACTGTACGCAAAGGCAAACCTAATTCACATAAAGAAATAATAGGTTGGGAACGTATAGTTAAAAAAATCGTATATGAGTTGTGGGATGATCATTTACCTAAAGTATTTATATTATGGGGTAATGAATCTCAAAGTCTTTTTAATGATGTAGTAACTGTTTATAATAAAACTAAAGTTGAGACTAATAATCATTTAGTTTTAAAAGGTAAACATCCTGCTGCTGATCTTTATAATAGAGATCAATTCGGTATGGTAATTCCTGATTATCCTAAAACTTTTAGTGGTGGTAAATATTTTAGTAAAACAAACAATTTTTTAAAACAACATGGAAGAAAAGAAATTAATTGGTAACTTAACTCCTATTGGAGTTATAGTGCTTTTTGTAATAGTAATAGTAGCAACAATAATGATCTTTTAATGAGCTTTATAAAAGTATCTTTTAAAGGTAAAGATAATACTTCTATTCCTGTTCTAATTAATCTTGATACTATAGAACATTTTGCTATTATTAATAAAGGAACTCCTTTAGAATATATAGAACTTGTATATAAAGAAGTAGATAAAGACGGGGATAATTTATTTAGAGAACTAACTACTCCTATGAGTAAAATAGTAGAGCAACTAGAGGAACTTAATTTAATAACTAAAACGAAAAAATAATGATGAGAAAACCAACAGAAATTGAAGTCTTAAATCCTAAGGCTAGTTATGAAGTACCTAAATATAAGGTAACTGAAAAAGGACTTGAGTTTTGTGGAGTAGAAATTATCCGCTTTGTTAAAGGTAATAAAGCTGATACTACTCAATTTAGACAAGAAGGTTTAGTTACTGAAAGTTTAATAGAGGTAGTTAAAATGTATTTAGATGACAATAATATAGGAGATTTAAAAAATCCTTTTACTACTAAAATGATTGAACATCTTGATGCTATAAGCGATCTAATAGAAGAACGTAAAAATAACAGAGAAAGTAGAGGAGTTTTAGGAACTTATAATAAATAATAATATGAAATTTGAAGAATATGTAATTGAGGCACCTAAAACTATTAAGCCTTTAGGTAGTGAACAAATGGATTGTGTTCACATGATTATTGGAATGTTTTCAGAACTTAATGAATTAGCTGATGCTCTTACTAATCAAGATTCTGTTAATATAGCTGAAGAACTTGGAGATTTTTCATGGTATTTTGCTAATTATACTGTAATTAGAAAGATTACACCAGTTCGTACCACTTTTGAAGGTGGTTATACTTATAATTCTTTAGTATATGAAGCTAGTCAGTTATCTGATATTCTTAAAAAGTTTCTTGTATATGGTAAAGAAATTAATAGGGAACAAGAAATAGAAAAAGCTAATGTATTATTTGATATTATCTGTAATTTTTATGAAAATCCCAATGTTCAAAGAAAGGTAGATATAGAAGCAGCGTGGGAAAGAAATATTAATAAGTTACATAAAATTAGATATAAGAATGCCACTTATAGTGATGAGCAAGCTATTAATAGAAATGTAGAGGAAGAACGTAAAGAACTGGAAAAATAATGGAGGAGTTAGAGGATTATAAGACACAAATACTAGATGCATTAAAAGTTATCAGTAATAATACTAATGAACTATATAATCATCTTGGTAAAAATACTACTCAACTTAATGAAGCTAATTGGAAACAGTTGCTAGAAGAAGTTGATAGAATTAAAAAGTCTTCTACTTTACTTTCTGCTATTTATAGCAATTCTTAAAGTATGGCTAGGACTATTACTATTATAGTTAATAGTCCTAGACTATTACGTTGTATAGTACGTAGTTTAATAATCTTGTTTTTATCTTGGATCACAGAATCCCTCACCATAATACTTTCTCTATAAGCAGCTTTCTGAACTTCATAACTTATAGAATCTCTTTCATAAGATTTAATTCTATTAAGATATGATTTATTAAGAGTATCTTGTTCTTGTATAATACTATCTTTAATAAGTAATTTTTTACTATATACTTTATTCTGTTCATTTAAGGAAAGTGCCCATTCCTTAATTTGTCTGACTGTGGGCATCTGAAGATTATTACGATCTTGACACCGGCTTATAGAGAAAGTACAATTAAGGGTTATGAGTACTAGTATAATATTCCTTAGTGATAAGAGAATCAATTTTTTCATCTGTATATGATTTATACTTAGTAATAAGCTTATTAATAGTAACTATATGTAGTATACTATCTTTCTTTTTGAGACTTTTAATATCTGCTATAGTAAGAGAATCTCTTTTCCTATCTTCTTTTCTTCTATTAATTTCTATTAGAAGTTGTTTATCTCTACTTTTTATAGTATCTTCTAGTATCTTCAGTTCTTTTTCATAAAGCTGTATTTTTGTTTTAGCTGTTACATATTTACTTTGCAGGTAATATTGTAACGCTATTACTAGTATTATTAATATAAATATTACTAGACTATTTGATACTTTCAGACTCATCTTGTACAGAAGTTGTAGTTTCTTTATATTCAGCTTCCTTAAAAACTTTTTCTACAGTAGTTCCATTTTTAAGTTGAACTACATCTTTAAATTCTATAACAGCCATACATAAAAGAATAAATAACAGCCATACTATTAATACGTATAATAGGTTGTCTGGTGTTACATATCTAACAGTTATATAAGTAGCAGTTATTTGACCACCAAAAGCAGCTAATCTTTTATAGGAAAATCCACCTTTAGTAGATTTAAAAGATTCTAAAAAATCTATAAAAGGTTTACTCCATTCTGTTCTTATCTTTGTTGTGCTGATACTTGTCATAGTCCTTTAATATAGTATGTACTGATTCACTAAATTCCTCAAACTCTTTTTCCAGAAATTTGAACTCTGTATGGATTATCGTTTGCAGTTCTTCTATAACTAATTTCGTATTCCATTCCTGCTTTCCCCATAAGTTCCACAATGAGGTTATACAACTCTTTATCACCAATATAATCAATTTTATCAACCCACGTAGAGAAGCGCTGTCTGGAATGGCTCCATTGTGATTTATCCTGTAGATCATTTCTTCGAATTTTTGCCTGTAGAACTCTTCCATATCTTTTAGAAGTGTATTTAAACGCTTCAGTTCGTAGTATCGCAGTATTAAAAAACCTACGGAAGCGCACAATGCACCGAAGCACCATACGATAAAATACTTTACAACTTCTTCCATTATTTATTTGACTTAGTGCTTTCATCTAAATTAAGAACTTTATGTATTTTACCCTTAAATGCAATATATATTCCAGACCCTAAAAATCCCCCAGCAATAAGAGCCTTTGAATCCCAACTAAATGTCCATCTATAATGAAGATAGACCAAAGGTTCTATAACTACAACTAACCACAACATTACTAAACAAGCTTCAGCAATAATATGAGCTACAAGTTTATCAACTTCATGTGGCTCTAATATTTTATTCTTACCTGCATAACCATTTCTTACCCAAACATGGGTATGTAGGACTATAAATATTATTGAGAACAACATGGTTGTACTAATAATAAATCCTACATACCAATAATCAAAAGAGGTCATTAAAATTCTTCGTCTATAATAGTAAGATAAACAGGTACTCCTGCATCAAGAAGAGGATAATATTTTTGATAGAATCTTTTGAAACAATTAGTACTATTTTCTATTGGTTTAGCTATAGCAGGAGTAAGAGAAATATTACTTTGTTTGTCTCCTATAAGGAGACAACCATCAGTATCATCATCATCATTTCCTATGTGAATATATATACCGGCAAATCCTTCCACATCCATTAACATAATGTGAAATTTAAACCAAGTATAATTTTTTCTATATTCTTCTGTTTTACCAGTAAGAGCTTTATTAATAGTTAATCTATAACGTTTATTTCCAGGTATCCTGGTTTCTCCTTTTATTTTAGGACCTATTTGTTTCTGATCTTCACAAGTATATCCAATAAAAGCTTGATGAGGACCTTTTTCAATCATATATCCTACAGTAGTATCTCCATTGTCAAAGATTCTACGTAATACTAATTCTCTGTTTTCTACCATATCCAGTTATTCCAGTTATAATTTCCTGTTACTTGATCTTTAAAATTATCCCATCCTATTATATACATATCTATTGCCATCAACAGAAATATAAACTCTGCAAAAAGGTATAATTGATAAAATGGACCTATTTTATTAAGTATTCTATCATACCAACTAGATTGAGCCGTTCTATTAATATAGAATAAAGGCTTTCCTTCAGCTTTAGCTAAAGCTGGATCAAAAAATACAGCAAACATCATTATTAATAAAAATGTATATTCTATTGATATTGCTATCTTACCTGTATATAAAATATTAAGAGCAAATAAAAGATAGGCTCTAAAGATATTAGAGTTTCTATAATTAGGACGAATCTTTTGTTTAATTATTAAGTAGTAATTTCTATAAACTTCTAAACTAATACAAATTAAACCGAGTAGAGCAAGTAGGATTTTATTCATCTTCTTTTATTAAATCACCAAATAAAGAAATAAATTTAAGAGGAACTATGAATTTATCTTTGTCAATAAAATCACTCATTTTAAATTCAGGTATAGTAATTGTTTCTTCTTCTCCAGCAATAAAGGATTCAACTGCTTGAGTATAAGTAACCATATCAACTTTTAATACTTTTCCTTGCTCTGTTCTTTCAACAACATGATCATCACGTAATTTTCTTTTTGTTTCATCAAGTCTTTTACTAATAGGAGCAAGTACATCTTTAAAACGTCCAAGCTTGTAGATTGTCTTGGCAGAGAGTTTGTTTGTAATGTTAAGTCTAACTGAACCTGTAGAATCAGGTCTTAAATCCTCGTCTTCAATTAACGAGATAGCTTCATAATAATTGATTGCTTTTTGTAAAGAAATTTTTGTTTCGATTCCTAATGCCATAATTGAATATTTTTATCTAATATAGCTTAAAGTGTTGAAAACCACAATTTTATAAGAGACTTTCATCGTCAAAAGTTTCAATAGCAGGTACACCAGAATTAGGATAAGCTTTAACGCTGCTTAAATAACGAGGTTTAGTACTACTTCCAATAGCAGCCATTCTATTGCTATCTCCTCCAAAAAACCTACATATTTTTTCTCTATCACTCCAACCACTACTATTATCAAGTTGAGCTGTTTGATATTTTTGTATCTGTGTTCTACCCATATAAGCAGCTAACTCTGACTCATGACCTACATATTCATGATGTGGAGACATCCTCCAATCACCGTTTTCAGGAACTATTTGATCTGTAATATCAGTATACATTCTTATTGGAAGAATAGATCTATCAATAATAGTTGACATATCAGTTCCATAACTACCAAATACTATACTAGTTGGTTTTAGTCTGGTATCTCCTGAAGCATAATCTTGAAAATCAACTACTGCTGCACTAGGACTACTAGTAATATTAGGAGTAGTTACTCTAGTTTGACCACTTGCAGGTTCATTATATCTTATATACCCTTCTACAGGAGTTCCAACATAAACTAAAGTATTATTTATAATATTAATTTCTCTAAAAGGTACAACAGCAGTTCCATCATCACTAATATCAAGAATATATACTGAATCATTTAATGATGTAAGTATATTTTGCCATACAAATAATTTGGCTTCAGGATCATAAGGAGGATAAAAAGGTGATCCTAAACTAGAATTATTATCTGCTCTACGGACAAATAATGCATTTCCATAAGTAGTATTATAAATTATATTATTATAAATATAACTATCTCCATTACCAAGACACTGAACTGTATTACCTTTTACTATATTATTATAAAAATGCCCTCTCCAGCCTCCATTCATAACCATACCAAAGTTTTGACTACCAGTATTACTTGTAGCATTTCCTTCAGCAAAATTATAATACATTTCAGCTTCTAACTCACATCCAGAGCCTTGATTACCATCCCATCCACAAAAAGCAGTATAATTAGCCCAATTTTTATATCTAAGCATTGCATGGTGATAATCTCCACCATTAAAGCCACTATCATAATTATATCTAAAATAACCTGCATAAATACCTTCATTAGTACTATTTCTAACATCACAATCATATACCCAACAATCATCCCAAGCTCCAACTGATCTACTAACGGCATCAAGTTTTGGTTTTATTCCAGTACTATGTGCATTATATACTTTTATGGTTGCTATTCTAATATTATCACAATCATGAGTATTTCCAGAACTAAAGTGTTGAGCTGAAAATCCTCCATTAGTTAATTTAAACCTATATACACCACTACTATCTTTATCTCCTATTAATCTTATATGGCTGCAACTATCATTAAATTGAAATACATCATCTTGTACTGTACCTGCTCTATAAAATTCACAAGTATCTGTATTATTAGAAACAGTTAGCCATATTTCATTCCCAGCCGTACCATTAATATTAATAAATCTACATCTGGCAGTGTATAATCTACCAGTAAAATGAACTATATCTCCTGGTGACCATACTCCTGAAGCATTAAATCTATGCTGAATGTCTAAGCCTCTTCTAGTACTTGCATTAGCAATAGTACCTGTAGTTCCATCCCATACTCTATCTAATATAATAGTAGAACCAATAGTACCTGTTTTAGCTTCAAATGTTCTTGATATACTTCCTTGAACTAAAACAATAATATCTCCTACAGAAGCTCCATGAGCAGCAGATGTAGTTACAGTTGTAGAATTATTAGTTACAGAGGCAGTAGCAGAATTACTAAATACTACTCCACCAGATAACATAGGAATAGTAGAAATGTCTAAAGTATATGTAGGAGTAGTTTTATCTTTTATAATAACTACTCTAGTACGTTTTCTAAATTTTGTTCTATGTAGACCAAAATCTAAAGTCATTTCAACTTCTATACCATTTTTACCTTCTGCATAAGTAAAACTTCTTCCAGCACTTATACCTGTAAGTGGATGAGCTGGATCACCTATTTCGGTATAATCATCACTTTTATAAAACCTCCAAGTAACTGATCTTTCTAAGCCTAATGACTGAAGATATACACAATTAAATATAATAGTCTCTTGAGGTTGATAATTAACCCTATTTGGACCACTAATAGTAAAACCACTATCGAAAAAATACCAATACATATTACTCTTCTATATGAGGAGGTAAATTTTTAACTTTATTACTTAGTTCTATTAATTCTTCATCAGTACAATTAATAAACTCAAAAGCTCCTGTGGGATGAATAGTTTTTTGATAAGCTTCTGTATGATAAAAAGTAACTCTTTTTGATACTTTTTGATTTGATATAACTACTTTATCATTATTTCCATAAAGAGTATATCCATTTTCGTATTCATCTTCAAGTGTTATCATGGTAATTCTTCGTAATAATATATTATAAAAGCATTTATAGGAGATAATCCAGTACCATCATTAGACCTAAATAATATATCAGTAGTCATATTTACTTCTGTAAATGAAGCTATATTTCCATTACTTGGAGGACTAGCAGTTACATTAGAAAGATGTAAATATCCTACAGGCATATTTTGTACACTTAAAAAAGCTTCATTAGTTCCTGAAGCTATATTAGAAAGAATCTTTACTTCTCCCGTTCCAATACCCATGCCAGATCCTACTAATACTTTAAAACCACGAGCAGGAGAACCAGCAGGATACCAATAACCTCTAGCAGCACCAGCACCAAATTCACTTGCATTATTAATACCGGCTAGAGTAGAACCAGTATTATTATCTGACATTGCTACATCCACAGCTAATGAAAAGCTTGTAGTAACTCCATCACTTCTTACTAATGGACTAAAAGAATAAGTAGCATCTGGATTATCAGTATAACAATGATTCCATGTTTCAGAACTTGTAACTGTAGGACTTCCTGCACTTCCTAATGAAACATTGATTTTTCTTTGTACTATAGTATTTCCTACTAGTTTAACAGCAGAATATACATCATCTCCAGGAGTTCCATCTATGGTTATAGGAGTAATTTTTGATCTAACATATTTTCCTCTGCTTCCAGAAAGAAATGTGTAGGGAAAAGTAGTACTAAGTTGAGTTACGTTAACTGTGAAATCAATATCATCAGCTTGTTGTAATATAGCTACACTACTTCCCTGAGCGCTATTATTAACATGAAAATATTGCCATGAAGTGGTAACAGCCTGTCCTACATTTATACGACCATTTATTTGTACTCCAAAAGCTATTGGAAGTTGATTTTTTTCGCTAGAACCACTAGTAGTATAACTAGTTATTATTCTAGTTCCACTAGTATTAACTATAATATTATCAACAGTAATGCTGGGAATAGGAGGAGGTGTTCCTCTATAAAATTGATTCGCAATAGACCCTATGTAAGATTGAAACATTATGAAACTATTGCTCTATCTGTTAATCTTCTCCAATTAGTACCATCAGCAAAAGCAATTACAGCTCCTCCTGATTCATCACTTACATAAATCATTTGACCAGCAGTAGAAGCAGATGGTAAAGTACTTACAGTAAATGATACAGTTTCAACATTACCAAATAGTAATGAACCTCCAGAACGTTTCAATACTTGTCCATTAGTAGTAGCCGCTATCTCAGCATATACACCAGAAGAACCAGAAGCTCTACCTAATATACGAGTACCTCCTGAAGCATTTTGCATTTTAGCATAAGTTACAGCAGAGTTTGCAATACCAGCAGTTACTATTGTACCAAATCCTAAAGTTGTGCCATTTAATACCAAAGCTGTTCCATCAGTAGTTGCTGCAATTTCGGCAAAAGAACCAGCACTATTTGTTGATCTTCCTATTACAGATAAGCCAGCAGAAGCTGAGTTTACTATTTTGGAAAAACCAACAGCTTGATTATCTATTGTCATTGTAGTTCCACTACCTCCAACTACAACATCTCCATAATCTCCATCAGAAAGACCGCCTCCACCTGTATTATCTGTACCCCAAGCAGGTAAACCTCCAGATACTTTTAATACTTGTCCAGTTGTACCTATTGGTAATCGTGCTAAATAACCCGTATTTTTTCTATAATAAAGATCCCCAGTAGCTCCAGAAGGTAAATCTATGATTACACCTGCCGTAGGATCGACTGCAAACTGATAACTACCAGCCGTTGCAGCGAATACTCCACCTGCAAATGCCACATTATGACCAGTTGTAGTAAAAGAAATATCACTTGTAATTGTACCACCTAAGTTAACTGATGTTCCACTTATGCTAGTACCATTACCACTACTCAGTGCATTTTGTAATGTATGCCAAGTTAATCCATCACTATATTTAATAACATTTAAAGTAGTATCATATAAAACTCCTCCTTCATAATTAGAGGCTGTTGGAATACTACCAGTTATTACTGAATTTAATATTAATGGAGCATTAGCATATATTCTTTCTATTCCACTAGTATGTGACACCATGAAGGTATCATTTCCAGTAACTCCTACTATAAAGTTACCTATATTAGTAAAATTGACTTGAAGATTGTCTGCATCAATTACTATATCAGCAACAAGTAAACCTCCAACATCAACTCCACCAGCTTCATTTACAGTTGTACCATTTCCATTAGGTAAATTTCCTCCTGCCGCACCTAAAGCTCCAATTGCAAAATAAATACCACTTCCAGCATAAGTTACTGTAAAAGCACCGTATTGTGTGCTACATGTATTAGAAACTGCATTTAATGTGTTAGTACCTGCATCTAATATAATAGAACCAGTACCAACATTTACAAATGTTTGAATCCAATGTTTACTTAGGGATGTACTTGATAAGTCTATAGTCACATCTCCAGCACTTGTATTTACATAAGTAATAAAGTTTCTATTTGCTTCTGAAAGTGAGTAAGGAGAATTAGTATCATCTATACTAGAATCACCAGGTCTGGTTATATTAGTCCATACTCCGTTTCCACGTAATCTATAATCATCTATTACAGAATCATAATATAAATCACCATCGGTAACATTAGTGGATGGGGCTGTGGCTAAAGAATTATTAAATCTAGGAACTTTTAATATACTGTTGGTAAATGTAAAAGTAGAATCACTATCTATAGCAGAAGTACCACTCCAAAAAGCTACTCTTCCTGAAACTCCAGTTCCAGTTACTGTACCTGTTCCAGTTGGAGGAACAATTAATTCATATTCTTGATTTATATTATTCCAAGAAAGTACGTATCCATTTTGTCCAGAACCAGGAGCTGTAACAGTTGTATCTAAATTCTTACCACCTAATTGGCTTATTACATTACCCCAATCTGCCAAACTTCTTGAAGTATAATTAGCTCTATAATCAGCAGCATTTTGTAAACCTCCTGTACTTAAACCATCTGTAACTAATCCACCAGTAGAACTTAATTGAAGACTAAACGCTAGTCCACTTACAACTCTACTAATAGAAGTTGTACTACTGTTTATAGTAAATGTACCATAATTAGTACTACCAACATTAGAAGCTCTCATTGTTATAGAATTGAAAGCAGTTGCAGCTCCTACTGTGAAAGCTCTTGCACCAGCACTGTCTGCATTTATTGCTATATTTGCAGTTGTTGTACCACCTAGACTAATTACTCCTCCTGTATCTGTAATACCATTAGTAAAAGTTAAACCAGCAGAATCTATTTGATCCTGTAAATCTGAAATAGAAGCCTCTATCTCTAATATTTTAGCACTTTCAGAGATTTTAGTATTAAATCCACTAACATCTGCAGCAATAAGACTTGTAATAGAGATAACCACTGCTCCTGTAAGTCCATTAACAGATAGTACAGCAGCAGGATAGGTTATTTCTGCAAAATCTCCTATATCAGAAGGATTATCATTATTAAGTTTAACAAAAATTGAATTTGTATCACTTCTTATAACAAAGTTACCTGTAACAGTAGATAAAGCTAACATTTCTGCTTCACTATCCACTACATAACTATCATTTAAAAATACATTTCTGATTAAGTCTGGTTTTATATAACCATCCATATCAAAAATTTCATCTTCTGTAACAACATTATCTGGAATACCGAAAGTATATAAAGTCCAAACTTGTCCAGCTATTGTTAAATTTGTTCCTAATCTATAGTAATTATCATTTTCAATAACGTATACTAACATTTTAGCTCTTCTACGCCATTCTGGAATAGCATCTCTATCAGAGATAGTATTTACTGTACTATGACTAAGAGCTGCATCTTGTTCCTCAAATAGAGAAAAAGGTGCCGTGTTATCAGTACCCCTGGTTAATCTACTGGTTATTGCTATTCCCATATTATAAAATCTCTACAGCAGTTAATCCTAAACTTTCGTTATCTGTTCTATATAAATTATAGCTACTTGTGTATCCAGAAGCATTGGTCAAATTAAAACTTGCTTCTAGAGAAAGACCTCCAAAGAATCCATTGGTCTTAAATGTAGGTGTACCCATAGCAGCAGGTATTGCTACATAAATATACTCAGAAGCTCCAGTAGATAAACTAAAAGAAGTTTGTCTACTAGATGCTAATACTTTATTTGCAAGTCCCAAAACAAAGGCACTGTTATATGATCCAGGTATAGTAGATACTCCCCAATAAAGTTTATCTAAAAATGCTAATGTAAGTTGTCTAGTTTTTGGAGAGTGACTATCAGTTTCATTATCATCGGCTGTTAAAGTAATAGTAGTATTAACACTAACATTATTTAATGTAACTACTTTATTTCTATCTCCAACATTTAAAGTTGGAGGAACTACGTTGGTTCCAGTGATACCTTGACTTGTAACAGCTTTATTATAAGCCCAAGCCAGTGCAACAGATGTTAATACCTGTCCTTTTTCATAATTAGTAGGACTAGCTGTAAAACTATTTATTACTAAGGCTGTATAAGTAAGTTGATCTAAAATATCAGTTAAAACAGAACCTCTATAATCTACATCATCTGTAGATAAAGGAAGAATAACACCTGGACCAGCAGGTCCTTGTGGACCCTGTGGACCTTGAGGTCCTATACCTGTAAGAGGATCAGCCTTAATTATATATTTTTTCTTACAACTCATTTTCTTATTACTAATAATTCACCATAAGCTTGTGCAGATACATTTATTGTTGCAGCATCACTACCACCTTGAGCTGTTAAAACTAATCTATAAGCTCTAGTTGATCCTGCTGGTACACTATTATCACTATGTGCTAACATATATTGTTGATAATCATCCGTAGCAGTAAAGTATATTTTACTCGTAGGAATTTCTGTCCATACGCCACTACTATCTGTATCAGCTTCTAAATGAGCCTCAAAAGCAGATGTATCTGTAACTGTACCTCTATTTACATAGAATGTATACATTATTCTAGCATAAAATATATTGGATTCTTCAAACTTAGTAGCTGGTTTTGTCCAAGTAAAAGAATTACTATATCTAATACCTTGTTTAGTTCCTATAAGTGTATTTGCTACAACTTTGCTTCTAAAATCTACAGGAGAAGGTAAATTAACTGTTAGAGTGTTATATTGATTATGTCTATCAGCAGATAAAATTTCCCATGTATTGTTATCTCCACTTCTAGTAGCACAAATAAATACAATTCTAGTTATTTTCTCATTAACTCCTATAGATAATCCATTTATTGTACTAGGATTTATAGTACTAATATCTCCACTTCCAATTATAGCTGCATTTGCATTAGTACTAATTGCAATACTAGTGACTGAAGGAGGATTTACTATTAAAATAGTTCCTACATCACATTTTCCACCTATTTCAAGACTACCTCCAGGAGGTCTATTAACTATAATACTTCTTGTTTGTGTATTGAATACTGCTGTACTCATATAAACAAAAGGAAGATAGTTATTAGTTATAGTTGCTCCATCTGCCCCAGCAGCTCCTGTAGCACCAGTTGCTCCTGTAGCTCCTCTCCAAGTACCATTATCATACCAATTAGTACCATCATAAGCTATACTATGTCCAGCCTTATTTCCTTGAATACCAGCAGTAGCTGTTAATTCACTTGGACTTCTAGTATCATTAAGTACTGAAGCTGACCAAGGTGCTTGAGGAGTCCAACTTCCTCCTTGTATAGTTACTATTTTAGCTTGAGTTAAATTAATATCAGATTCAATATGAATAAAGGCTTTTCCTTGAGAACCAGTAGCTCCTGGTGCTCCTGATAAATTAACATCCCAATCTGTATGAGTTCCAGTTCCAGTAATAGTTAACCCATTAAGTACTAAAGCTCCAGTTCCAGAATTATAACTTACAACAGAACCAGTTACTTTATTTGCATTATCAGCTCTACTTACGACTACTACATCTTGTCCAACTGTATAAGCTTTTCCAGTTCCAATAGTTAAACTAAGAGGAGCCGTAGCAGTTCCTAAATTAATAGAAGTTGTAGAAGTACTTGCATAGGTATCTCCATTAGTTCCATTACTTCCTTTTATATTAAATTTTAATGCCCAACTTCCAGACTCTTTTTGATAAACATCTCCATTACTTCTAAAGTACATATCTCCATCTAAGCCAGTACCTCCACTAGGAGCACCAGTTCCTGTAAAAATTTGAGCACCAGTTATGGTAAATAAAGCTGTCCAAGTAGTAGCACCTGTTTTTTTAGAAAGAACTTTAGTGGTTTCATGTATATGAATATCTCCAATAGTTCCTAATGTTGTGGAAGGAGCACCAGTTCCTGTATATAGTTTTTGTATTAACTCCCAATCTCCAGTAAGATTACTAGTTTCATCTCCAATATATAAATATAGTTGTCCAGTATCAGCTTGTCTAACAATAAGACCTTTATAAAGATATTGAATGGCTAATCGTGCAGTTTGATCAGCAACTCTCTGCCTTTTGTCTAAAGGCAGTTTTCTTTTTAGGTCCCACTGATTTATTATTTCTCCAGCCATTAGCTTGTAAATTCTATTCTAAATAATCTATTATTAATAGTAGTTTTATCAGTAGTTCTATATATTTTATAACTAGTAGTCCAGTTATTAGTTAATCCAGTACTTGTAATATCTGTAGTAGTTATAGTAAACTCACTAGTTACTTCTATTTCATTATGGTCATAAATCTTAATATCTCCATAAGAAGCGGGATAACAGACAAAGAAATATTTATAATCACCATTAAAAGATATATTCTTAGTTCCTTTTTCTTCTATTAATTTAGTTAAAGAAGTATAATAAGTTATACTAGTATTATCATTATTACCATGCAAAATAGGATATACAAATGGTAGTGTTTTGCTTATAGTAAAAGGATTTATTCCGTCTGTAATAGTAACCTGTACTAATAGACTATCAGATACATCTGGAACTGGTAAAACATTTATAACTGGTTGTATGTTACCATTTATAGTTGTTAAATTAATAATTGATTGTAAAAGTGCATTTAAAGTAGAATCAAAAATAGTCATAGCAGTTACACTCTCACTGCCTTTATCACTAGTTAAAGTAACATTTTTAGTAGAAACTACAGTACCTTTCTCATGAATTTGTGGATCAGCAAAACTAATAGATACATCTGGAGCTTTATATAAAGTAAATCCTAATGTATATGTTTTAACTCCACCCACTGTAGTTTGAGCTAATTCTAATTCTGTTTCACCTGGTTGAAGTTGAACAACTATATTTGCATCACTACCAGCAGGTCCGGCAGGTCCAGTTGTACCACTACCTCCACCAGTATTAATAGTATTTGGCTTACAGCCTGGAAATATTTTAGGTACAATAGGTAAAGCATCTAATTGACCTAATTTTTCTAAACATCTAACAAGTTCATTAACTTGTTTTTCTGTTATATTATAGAGAGTAGGGGGAGTTGTTTCTAAATCTACATGTCTAAAAAGTATCTTTAGTATAGTCCAGATTTTAATACCTTTTTCCCAAAGTTCTCTTTGCTTGGTAGTAAAATCTTTACCTTTTCTTAAAGAGAGAGCAGATTGATAACCAATCTCTCCTATTTTAGAATAGGCTTGATTAAGTTTATCTTTTAACTTAGGATCAAGCATTAGCAGCAGTATTTTTTAGTGGCTTCTTTAATAATTACTTCACTTCTAGTAGCTTTATCTTGCCAGTTATTACTATTAGCTGCATCCAACATAAACTGCATTCTTAATACAGTATTAAAAGCTTCGTTATCTGGACAAATACCACAAAGTTCTTTATCAGTAATAGAATCAATCTTTTTTAATAAGCAAGATTCATAATTACAATAAAAACCATCATCATGTATTAAAGTACTAAACTTATCACTTGCTAAATAAGTTTGAATATTAGTAAGTAAATCATAAGCTTCCCAATAAGTCTGCCATCCGTCTGTTACTGTAGGCTCTATACCATTAAAAGAACTAAAAATAGCTCTGTAGTATGTTTCAGATGCAACATGATATATAATATTAGGATAGCGAGTTATAGCTCCAGAACCATTTACTATTTGATTTACATAAGTAGTTTCAGGATTAAATAGAGGAACCCCAACTAAAAAGAATCTATATGCTCCATCTCCTTTGCTAGTTATTAACCAACTTATCTGACTTAAAGGTTCGCTATTATCAAGTCCAGTAATATAATCAAGAACTTGATTTTCGTCCATTTTAGCACCTACTAAAATATTAGCAATATCTTGACGTCTATCAGGAGCACTAGTAGTATATACTGATTCATCAGTAATAGTAAACTTACTACAATCTTGGTAGCGTTCACTTAAACAAAGGACTTTTGTTACTGCCATAAAATAAAAATAGGCTTTCCACTGCGGAAAACCTACTTTTATCTATTTTTTCAAAAAAAGAATACTAGTTTCTAAAACTTTCTTCGTTTTCTGTTTTGTTGATAAATGAAGCCATACTACTACCAAAAGGAAATACTTTAGCTCCTGTCCATAGTATTCTACTTTCACCAGCTTTTTTACCTGTTTTATAATCCCATTCTCCCTCAATAAATCCTTTCTCAATAGCATCTAAAAATCTAGCACCATCTCTTACTAAAGTAAATACAGGTAATGCATTTTGAGCTATATTTTCTATAGCTAATGGACTATAATAAAATTCTATATCATCTTGTAATCTAAGCAACTGGTTAACAGTAAGATTAACAGCTTTTTTACCATATTCATCATCATCGTCTAAATCTAAGCCCATAAGAGTATAAGCTAGAGCAAGAAGAATACTATACTGATAGATTTCAGCTAAGTTTCTTTTCATATTTTCAGTAGCAATAGTAGCATCGATATCACTACGTAAATTATCTAGTTTCTTACCTCTAGCTATACGTAATAAACCTCTAAGACTTTCTTTAAAACCTAGATCACTATAAGTTCTCCATCTACCTTTTCTTTTTCTACCTAAAAGTAAATCATATTTTTCATTTTCTAATCTTGAAGCAACTCCTTCGGCAATCCATGATCTAAATTGTAAAAGTGCTCTACCTAAAACACCTTTTTTAATTCTTACAGGTGAATTAACATCATAATTACCATGAATAGTTTTATTAATTTGATCGACTTTGTTAGAAAATTTAAAATATTCTTTATTATGTGCTTTATTATTAAGATCGCCTTCCCAATCACTCTTATTATCTCCTAAGAAATTTCCATCATTATCATAAGCATTCCATAAAGTAGTTTCTACACCATTAACCATTACTTTAGTATTAAGCATAGTAGCTACCATAGTCATACCTTGAACAAAATACTCACCTTTTCTTTGTAATTCATAGGGTGATAAATTTTCAATACCTTTTTTAACTCTCTTAAAATTAGTTACTCCATTATAACTTGCATCATTAAGTTCTCCTAGAACATTATACTTATCCATTAATCTATTAACTTTTCTTCCAATTGGATTACTTACACCAAATGCTCTACCAGTGGCTCCAAGCATAATTCTATTAGCTTTAAGCATTTGATCTACTGTAAAATCAACTCCACCAGAAGCATAGGTTAGATTAGACATCCAACCGAAAACAACGTTAGTAATAGAACTAAATATATTCCAACCCATACCTTTTAATTGCATATACTGCAATAAAGAATCTCCTAATTTACTTCCTGCTATAAATCTTGTATTATCTTTTAAATATTTATTAGCAGCTTCTTTTAGAGGTATAGCATCTAAATCTTGAGTTACTAAATGAGGATATTTAACTTTTAATTCATTTATAAACTCTTTAGTTTCAGTACTATATTTCTCTTTAGATTCTATTTCTTTATTAAGTTTATCTACTTTAGTCTTAGCTTTGTTAGTATAAACTTTTTTACTTGTTATACCTTGAGTAACTTTACGTTGTCCGTAAAAAGCTTCAATAGCATACTCCATTTGTTCTTGGAGAGCTTTTCCATCCTTAACTTTAATAACTTCACCAAATCTATTAATCATTGCATCTCCTCTAGGAGATTTAACAACTTCAAGACTTTGTTCCAGAATAGATTGAGCTAGTCTAATACTATCTTCAACTGTAGACTTATGTTTAAAGTTTAATGCTTCCGTAGCAAAAGTATTAAGTACTTTTTCTAAGTCATAAGTTCTTTCTTCAGGACTTAAAGAATTTAAATATCTAACATTAAGATTTAAAAGAGGTTTACCTGTAATAGGATCTTGTAATTTATTAGTTATAGATTCTGTATCTAAAACTGAAATACCCTCTATAAAATTATTGTTAGTTTTAGTTACAGCAGCATTCATTCCTTTCTCATTATATTCTTCTATAAGATTTTTCTTTATAGAAGGAATAGTAGCATTTGTTATACCTTCTTTAAATCCAGTCGGTATAAATGAGTAAAGTCTATTTAGAGTTTGAACTGTATAATCGTAAAAAGCTTTTAGTTCTGGCTGATTTTGAATTTTGTTATATCTAATATCTTCCCAAGTTTTATTAGCTCTTTTTACAACATATTCCTGTCCTTCATTTTTTACAAATATTCCATCAATAATAGATTGCTTATAATCTCCACTAACAACATTTCTTAAATAAATAGTAGGATCATTAGCTGCTTTCCACTTTTCTATTTCTCTATTAGCCTCAGGATCACCTTCTACAGATTGTATTTTGTAACCTAACTTTTCATTATATAACTCAATCTTCTTTTTTTGTTCTTCTATCAGGTTATTAAACTTTTCTTTAAATTGTTTCTTTAGAGTATCTACATATTCAGTATCAGGACTATAAGTATAAGTACCATCATTATTTTCTTTGTATAATTTTCTTATATCAAAGAAAGTATGGTTTTCTCTCATCCAATTGAAATAGTCTTTCCAGTAAATACTTCTCAGTTCTTTATTATCCTCCCTTGATGCTTTCTCTAGAAGCAGATTTCTATTTTTATAGTACTCTACATTTAAAGGACGAACTAATTCACCTGTTAAATTATCTTCATTGTCTCTTTGTGCAAAAAGATAATATCCTTCTTTTTTAAATAAATCAGTATTTTTAATACCTTCTACAAGTTTAGCAGTTTCTTCATGAATAGCATTTGCTTCTAGAGAAGCTCTTTTACTTGATTCTCTCATCCATTTATCCATAACTGATAATATAATATTACCAGTTCTAGATATATCCATTAAGTTAGCAGTAAGAGTATTAATCTTACTTTGTGCAGTTAATACTTCTTGTGTAAGATTTTGAAGTCCAGATTCTTCTTTAACTGCTAAAAGTAAACTATTTCTAGCGACTCGAATCCATAAATCATATAACTCACTAGCATCGGCTTCTATCTTTTTAATATCTTTATAGCGAGTATTTCTATCTGTAACATCAGATTCTTCTAAAACAAAATCACTTGCTTCTTGCCACTGTTTAATTATACGTATTGTATAATTAATATCATTATGACTTATACTAGGTTGCTTTAGAATTTCTTCTACATTTTTAAGATCATTGTTAGCTAATTTAATAACTCCTTCAAAAACTGCGTTATCTTTAAATTCATTAAATTCTTGTTCTACTTCAGTCCTTCTAGCTCTTAATTGTTCAGCTCTAACAGGTTCATTTCCTATTACAGCTTTAACTATACTGCTATCAATAAATGCTAATCTTTCTTCAAATTTATTAATCAGTGTTCTATATTCTTGATTAGTAAAATCAGAAAGAGACATTGCAGTTACATCATTTAATCTACTAAGATCAAAAATACTCTTCTTTTCTTTTTTATCGGTAATAAGAAGTACTGCATCTTTAATAGAAGCTTCTAGAGCAGTGTTAGAACTTACTCCTAGTTCTTTTAATATAGTAGTAATAAAATTAACAATTCTATCTAATATAGATCTATTACTATCATACTTAATATTATTAAGAGTATTTTGAAACTCTTCTCTTGTAAATAGCTCACTAATAAATTCTACATCAGAATAAAAACCATAATATTTAGGAACTAATTCGACCATTCTTTTTTCTTGTTCTTTACTTTTGGCAGTTTCCTTAAATAAAGTTTCAAATTCCTCTAATTCACTAGCTTTTAATCCAATATCCTCAAAATCTCCAGCTATAAGTTTATCCCTTAAGGATGATCTAACTTTTCTTAAAGATTCCACGGCATTTATTTGAGACTCAGTTAATCCATCAGTAGAATAAAAAGCTCTCATAGTAGCAGCATGAACTACTTCATGAAGAATAGTTCTTTCTACACTTTTTACTTTATTAGGATTAATATAAATAGTTTTATTATTTAAACTATATTCTCCTCCCTGTGGAAGAGATGTATTAAACTCTATATTATTATCATAAGTTCTTTGTTTTAGTATATCAACTAAAGCTTTATACTTAGGATCTTTTATATTATTCAATACTTTATTTACATCTCCTGTATACTCTGCTAAAGAAAAAGTTGGTACACTTTTAGTATCATTAATAGGTTTATTTTTAACCTCAGCTACTTTTTTAGTAGGTTTATTATAATTTTTGTGGATAATAGATTCTCCAGTCCAATTATATTCAGTAAAATTAGTAGCTCCTAAAACATTAATTTGTTGATACTTATTATTACCAATAGAAACATAAATCTTATGTCCTTTAGGACTTTTACTATCCTTAATACTAAATATAACAGGATACTCACCTTTAGCATTTAATTCTAAAGGGTATTCTTTTTTAACATTAAGAGGATCAGTTAATTCTATTGTATCTTCAGTAATTTTATACTCATTAGATTGCAGATTTAAAGTAGGTAAATACCATGGATTATGCTGAAAAAATTGTTTAGTATATTTACTAATACCTTCTTCATATCCAATAGTATCTAAATTTTCAAAATCAGTTTCGTTAAAAATACTATAATATACAGTTCCTTTTAAATAACTAGGATGTATATATTTACCCCATTCCCTAGCTTGTTGTATACCACCATTAAGATAAAAATAATCTACTAAATCTCTTCCAAGTTGTTTAGTAGTTTCGTTAGGAGAAACAAGTAAATCTAAAAATCCTCTATAAATATTAATTTCATCTACATATTCTTCTTTAGCCGCATTGTAGCTAATTAATTGGGGTTGATTAGGTTTAGTATCAAAAGAAAGTCTTAATAAAAATTGATTAGTTCTACCTTCTTTAGTTTTAATAAATTCTTTTATTTTATGAGCTAAAGCCTCTTTACCTAAAAATAAGTCTTTTCTTCTATCTGATATTTTATTAGCAAAAACAAAACTCTTAAGACCATTCCAAAGTACTTCTGTTTGATCTACAGAAGGAATATTATCAGTAATATCTGTAAATTCTTCAAGTACTTGTTTAAATGATCTAGTACCGTACTTAAAGAAATCATTGGGCTTACTAAAAGTATCATTAGCCAAAAGAACACTATTTGTAACTGCATAACCAGAATATGTGTTAGGAACTAATCCACTTTCTTTCATGTCTCCTAATAATGTAGTCACATTAGCTACATAATTAATATTAGAAAGATTATTAATTCTTTTATTTTTATTAGCTACCTCTAAAACAGATTTACCAACTCCTCCACTTTCTATATTGATAGCATTTTGTATAGTGTTTAAGTCCTTACCAATTTTATATGCTTTAGCAAAACGAAGTAATACTTGTAAGTCTATATATAAACTTTTTTCAGTAAGATTCTTTTTTAACTGATTCTGTGTTAGTTTAGTATCTAATAAACTATCATCTGTATAAGATACTTTATCAGAATCACTCAGAGTATTTAAATAAGCTTTTCTAGTATCGTTAATTAAATTAGCTAATATAGTTTCTTCTATATTATTACTAAAAGAAGATAAAAAGCTTCTCTTAGCTCTTACTTGTTTAGTAAAAGAACGTACTACATCCTGTGCCATAAAATAGTTCAAATGATCTGCTTCAAGACCAAGCTGACGTAAAGCAGTTCTAGCAGGAGCAGTTATAGGATTACTATTAATATAAGAAAGAGTTGGATCTTTTTCATTATCAACAGCAGCAGATTGATCAGCGGAAATAACAGAGTTTTTACTATTACCTCTCCAAGTAAGCGGAGAAGACAGATTATTTAATAGTATAGTACTTCCTTTGTCATCTCCAAAAGTAATATAATCTTTTACATAAACTGTTTTTCTATCGGCTTTAATCGGTTTTTGTATATAAATATCTTTTTCTTGAAGAATTGTATTTAGAGTAGAAGCTAATGATTCTATACCAACCATTGCTTTACCATCAATAGATTCAAGATATTTAGCTTTTTTATAATCAGGTGATAATCTATTTTCTATAGATTGTTTATAAATACTTTTAAGATATTTAGCAGACTCACTATCTTTAACATTACCTAGAGGAGTAACTGCACTTTTAAATACTTTAGGATTTTTAAGAACAGTTTTATGAATATCTAAAATATCATTCTTTATATTATCTTGTTTACTTACTTTATCATCTATGTTTACAAAATAGTCGTATACATAAAGTTTATCAACGTCAAAGTCAGAACCCATCTGAGTAATAAAATTCCGAGATGCTACTACTATATCTCCCATTACTGGTGGTAAAAAACCAACCACTTCTATGAGAGACATTGAATTATGTCCTTGATTAGGAATACGAAATCCAAATTGCTCTAATACTTCTTCTGGTACTTTAGTATTATCTATAACACCGTCAGTAATAAATTTATTTATATCAGCCTTAAATTTCCATGGAATTAAAACTTGTGCTCCTTTTACAACTCCATTTTCAACTCTCATTGGTTTAAGTTTACCTTCATAATTGGAAGTATAAACTATACCTTTAGACTTACCCTGAGTTCCTTCTTCTGATACAAGAACATAAGAGCTTCCATGCATCTTTTGTTTTACAACTCTATTAGTATAAAGAGATGTAATAATAGATTCAAATTTTTTACTGCTATTTAAAGCCCAAAAAGGAAATTCAAACCTGCCATCAGGAAGTATAGATAAAGAAGCAATTTCAGCAGGAGTATACTCTCTTTTAACTGCTTCTTCTGCTAAAATTTGTTGAATTTTTTGACTATCTAAAGAACCATCAGGAAGTGTAATATCTTTTTGTAATGTAGCAGCACTACCTTCAAATAATTGTTTATGAAGATTGTTCCAGACATCTTTTAATTGTTTTCCTGTATAATCGCTTCCTTTATAATTAAATCCAGAAGTTTCTAATATAGAGTCAAAAAGAAGTTTAGTGGCTTGAGTAGATTTAACTACTTCTTCATAATTAGGGTCATAAGGAACATCCTGTTGTATTCTAAATCCATCTCTAGTAAGAACTTTATAATTATTACTTAGATCTAAATCAGATTTGATTGTACCATCTTCATTAAAAATAGATATAGAGGGAACTCCACCTACTTTAGTAGCAGAATCAAAAGCCAGTCTAACTGGTTTACCTTTTTCAGTTTCCAGTTTTTCCATAGCTTTACGTAATTTATCTAGCTCTAATCCTTTAGTAAATTGAGGTAATAAAGGAATAGAAGAAGATTTTACATATTCTAAAGAAACAACATCCTGATCAGTAAGTATATCTGTACTTACATATACTGGTTTATCAGGTTGTAAAACAGTATTTAATTCTTGTTCTGTAAGAACTAAATTATCCTTATCTTTCTTGATTCTATTAAGTATATTATTATAAACTTCAGAAGTAATATTACCTAATCTATATTTAACTAATAAAGCTTCTGGAAGAGTAGTAAATTCTTGTGCATCTGTACCATTAAGAGATTCATAAGGTGCAGCTTCATCTTTAAGTATTTTCTTTAACTCAGCAATATTTAAAGCTATATCTCCTTCTCTATCTTTAACTTTAACAGATATAAAATCTTCAGTAGGAGAAAATAAAGATAAATCCTTTCCAGGAGCTATTTGAGCCGCAAGTCTTTTTCCTATTTCATCCCATGTATCTTCAGGACTCTTTTTATAATATAAAGCTGGATCACCAATAAAAGTTTGATGTAAATTAAATTCAAATAAAGTGTTATTAACAATATAATCAGCAGCAGCTAAAAAGGGATCAGTTTTAGTTCCCTGTTTATAAGACTTATCTGTATAAATTAATTCACCATCTTTTATAAAACCTATATCATTCCATTCTGATATTTTATTATTAATATCATTGGTTATAGCAGCTTCTATCTTTTCTCTAATAATACTTTCTACTGTCTTACCATTAACATTTGTAGTAGGTAGCTTAACTGTTCCATCAGTATTCCATATTTCAGGAGTAGTTTTCTTATTTAAACTTGGAAAGAAGTAAAAAAACTTAGAACCATTCTTATATCTAGTATTTGTAATATCTTTTCCAAAAGAATTATTAATTCTACTTAGTTCTGTTAGAGCAATAGAATAAATAGCATCTTTAGTTGTTTTGCCTAATTTTTTATTAGATACTACAATATCTAGTACTGGAGCTGTAAATATATAAGAAGTAGTTTTACCAGGAACAGTAAATAAATAATTAGCTATTCTTCCTACACCTTTTTTAGTATTACCTTTGTTCTGAAATAATTGTAACTTAGTTAGTTCTAAGTCTATATCAGTCATTTTACTTAGTTTGGTCCCTTCTCGACCAGACTCCTTAACGGTGTCGAAAGGGCTTATAGAGAAAGTATCCTTGAACGAAGGATTGTGTTTCAATTCATATAACCATGTTTTATATAATGGTTGACCATCTCTAATAATAGGACTATTAAAAGTTATATTACTATATTTAGTAACATAATCATTATCTTGAAGCCTTTGAAACTGCTTAGTTATAAACTTATTAAAAGAATAACTGTAAACAGTATTACCTTCACCATTACGTAGACTATTAGAGTATAATGTATTATTGTAGAGGTACTCTGTATTAGCAAGATTTCTAATGGCAGAATTGTTAATAACAGGATTAATAACATCTTCTTGATCAAGCCCGTTTGAATTTCGTCCTGCCAACCTACTCTTGATAAGATTGAAAAGCCCTTTGTCAGTACTCGTAAAATGTTGTTCATAAGTTAGATTTCCTACTTTACCGTCAATTAAATCTTGTACAGTTTGAGTAGTAATATCTATACCTATTGATGTAAAAAACTTTCTTATTCTATTTACATCTTTATTATCCTTAAGTTTTTCTAACTCAGATATAACTTCTCCTACTTCTACATTTACTGTATAAAAATTGTTTTGCCATTTAAATAAAAGATTTTTAACAACTGAGTTTTGATCTGTATCAATTAATTTAAATTCATAAGTTCCATTATCTTCATCCCAAAGAAGAGTTTTAAAATTACTATAGGTAGAAGAAAAGGAAGTTACAAATTGATTAATAAGTTGTTGTCTATCTCCTTCATAGTTATTCATTTGAAAGAGTAGATTGAATATCCAAGGTTTAGTAGTCTGGATATCCTCTAACTTAGTTCTCATTGCCTCCCAATTATTAGGAGTATCAGCTAAAATAGCTTTAAGATCTTCAAATACTTCATCATAAGGTATAAATGATAAAGTACCAAGATAGTTTTCTACTTCGTAGTACTCCCCATCCTCATAAGTAGTTTTAGGTATAAAAGTAAGAAACTTTTTAATAGTTTCTTGTGCATTCATTTTACTATTATACTTAAATACCCAATCATCCTCCCAATAAAAACTATCAGATACATCATCCCCTTCTATAGTAAGTTGATCATTTTCATCAATAGGAGTTTTATGTAAAAGTCCTATTCTATTAAGTCTTTCTAAAACTAATTGTCTAAATTTATCAATATTTTCTACTATAGGTTCATACTTTTCATTTCCTGTTAATATTTGATCTTCAGCATAGTTTACAAACTTACTAATAGCCTGATTGAATGAAATACCAGGAGTTGTATCTATAGAAATAATAACTTGTTCAGCTATATGATTAACAGCTTCATTCTGAGTATATGCACTAAATCCCGGAATAACTAAATCACTGTAAATCTGTTCAATAGTTTGTTCGCTTGGAGAGAAAGCTATAGGAGTATTATTTGTATTTACTTCAAACCATGTGTTAGCATGTTCATCTGTAATTTCTGTAGGATTGTACCCTCTTTTCTTTAGAGTGTTTTTAATAGTATCTTGATAAAATTTATTAATAGCTACAAAAGGTACTCTACCTTCTTGTACATCTTTTAATTCCTTTTCTAAAGCTTCTATTTCAGTATCAAATTGACTTACTACAAATTCTTTATAAGCATTTGCGAATTGATCTGCAGTAATACTAATAGTTTTATTATTTGAGTTTTTCTCGTAAGTAATTTTACTATTTGTTTTACTACGCGGTTTCCTCATATAATACTCATTATTGTGAGTAAATGTAGAAACATCATTTTGTTTTATTTCTTTTTTATAAGTCTGTTCAAAAGCAGATTTACGTTCTTTTATATCATTAAGCCTTTTAGTTGTAGTTTCAACAAATCCATCTACAGTTTCTTGTCCTTCTACTTTATTAGCAGTATTACCACTAGGAAATAATACTTTATTGTACCCTTTTTTAAAACTGTCTTGAATAATAGATCGAACAAAAAAACTTACCCAATTATTATCATTATTCAACAAGTTTAATAATGAGTTCTTTAAACTCTTTCTTCTTTTTTGAAAAAGATCAGATTGTACTTCTAGTACACGTCTAATACTTGAATCATTTTCTTTTTCATCTGCTCTAAACCAGCCAATACCTTTTTTAGTGCTAAATTCGGCATGTCCTCTAATAGGAGAAATTAAATCAGGAGTTCTTATCTCAACTTCTTTATAATTTTTTCCTCCTGGAACATTTAAATCTTTATAAACACTTGTTGGATTACCAGATTTATCAGTAGTAACTGCTGTCTCTATACCAGAAACTGTTGATAATATAAGTTGTTCCTTTAAATCCTCTTTAGTTTCTACACTATCTAAAGAATTTTCAACTAAATTAAGTTGATCCTTAGGTACTCCTTGTTTAATTAAATCGTTAAGAAAACCTTCTTTATTATTTTTAGGTTCTCTAACTTTATCAGAATTAAGAGCAGTTACTACTCTAAGATTATAATTAATGTAATTTTGAAAATCCTTAGGATCAGGAATTTCTTCATTATTTTTTACATAAATAGCATAAGCAGTATCTTCTCCAACTAAATCTACTAATGCTTTCCAATCAGGAGTACTCTTAACAGGACACTTCATTTATTACAATATTTTTGACGTTCTTCTATAACTTCATCAGTTACTTGATCTGGATCAACTTTTGATTTTCCTAATCTTTTTGCTATAGAAGGTAATCCAGTTTCTTTTGTACTCAATATAGGTTTTTCTTCTCTTTTATCTAAAGGTTTTCCATTATTTTGTTCTGCAACTGTTCCCATAAAATCGGTATTGAAAAATATCTTAGGTTGTATAAAATATGTATACTCATTTTCTTTAATAGCAGCACCTATAATATTAGTTTCAGTACTAGCTTTAACATGATTTTTATAATCACTTTGTTTATATTCTGTATATTCTAATTTATCTGCCTTTTCATTATAAGATAAAATAGGTAAAGAAACTTTTTGATTATTCTGTAAATCAGTTAAATCGATATTATAGTGCATGTGACTAAGATGAATACCTAATTCATCTATGTAATGATCTACAACTTCTGGTGGTGTATTTCTTCCAACTTCTTTAGCTTGAAGAAGATTATTAACAGTAACAGCTCCACCAGATTTCATATACTGAATACCATTACCAGTAAAATTAACCCAATATTTGTCTTTTTTATCTTGGTTAAACTCAGCTACTTTAATAGGGTCCTTTAATCCACTATAATTATATAAGAAAAATTTAAAATACCTTTCATATCCAGCAGGAGTTCTTAAATCAATTTCATATTTATCAAATAATTCATCAAGTAGTTTTTGATCTTGGTCTAAGATAGAATCAGGATTAATAAATATTCTAGTAGCTAATACAATAGAATCTACAATTTCTTTATCAAGTTTCTTAGTATCTAATGGTATTGCCATATCTTTTCCATTAGGAGAAGTTACAACAGCATACGTAATACCATTTTGTATAGTATTGGTTTTATTAACTAATAAATCACTAGCATATTCATTAGCAGGACCCTTAAGAAATTTATTATCTCTTCCCACTACAATATCTTTAACTACTGGCATAGCTTGTGTAGTAGTAAGTTTATTTTGAGATTTATTTAACACCCCCATATCCTTATCAGAAATAGTTGTATTAACTGGACCATTTTTAATAATGTATTCTCTAATTAACTTAAGATTTTTATCTCCTTCTTTAGGAAGAGATACATAACCTTTTAGTTCTCCTTTAATATAAATACCAATAGGAAGTTTATCATTTGATAAATCTTCTTTGTAAAAAGAAGTTTCTTTAGCCACTTGTAACACTAAAGGTGTACCAGTATTTATAGAAGGAGAATGTAACTCTAAATAAGTAGGATTTATAGGAGAGTTATCATTCTCTTTAGCTCTATAAGCTATTTTGAATGATCTATTAGTATTATTATCTGGAATTACCTCAATACTTTCTTCTGTAGTCGTAGTTAATTCTTTATATTCTTTTCCAGTTGTTCCATGATTACTGAAATCTGGTTCTGGCTTAGTTTGTATTATAGTAGGTTCAGGAGGAACTTCTTTGATTGGAGTTATTGTTTCTTTAACTTTAGGTTGACTTAACTGTTTAGCAGCAACTCTAGCTTCTTCAACTGTTGGATGATTAGATAAAGCTGCTTGAGCTTCATCATCTACGACATCAAAACCTCCTTCAGGAGAGGATATAATAGATACTCCTTCGCCTGCTGGCTCTCTAAACTTAGTTACTTTTTCTTGTTTAGTTGTATTAAGGTCTTTAGTTTCTTGAAGTTTTTCTTGATTGATAGTCTTCTGTTCTTCATTAGCCTTAATAGTATCTACTATTTCATCTCTTTTCTTAAGTAATCTATCACTAGTTTCTTTAGTATTATTGAGAAGTTTACTATAATCTGCTTTTAAAGCATTAAGTTCTTCTCTATAAAGAACAAGAGGTGCTCTTGAAAGCACTAGTTGATTAGCTATTCCTTTATTTTTATCAAGAGTTTCTTTAAGACTAGGATCGGCTTGTAGAGAATCATCAAGTAGTTTTTGTTCTATACTCAAAGAATTTTCTAATCCTTTAATAATGGTAGGATTAGAATTATTTTCTTTTAGACTACTAATAACTTGATTTAAAGCATTTACATTAGCATAGTTTTCTATTACAGTGCTAATTTCAGGATTAGGTGCAGTTTTAAGTATTTCAGAGGTAAGAATAGCCGTTTGTTTATCAAGATTATCAACTAATTCCTGATTAGAATAAACATTCATTCTTTGTCTAAAAACTTCATCAGCTACAAACTTATCAGGAAAAATACGTCTAATATTTTGATACTCATTTCCAAGAGTATGTAAATCAGCTATTTTCTTAACAGCTCTTTCCCTATAAGCATTGTCAGTTGGCGAGTCGGCATATCCTTTCCTCATGGCATCTGTATTGCCATCTTCTCCAATTTGAGAATTATCAGTATTAGCTATTTGTTTTAAATCTTCTCCAAATTCTTCACCTATACCTTCTCTTATAGATTTTAAAGCAGCTATATTAAAAAGATCTTCTCTAGCCTTTTCTACTCCTTCTTTATTATTAGCTTCTAGAGCTGTATTAAGTTCTTTTTGTTTAGTTGTAACATAACCTATATCTTCTTTTAAAGTAGTTATATAATCTCTAGCTTGTTTATTATCTAAAAGAGTTGCAAGAGTCTTATTATTTACTTTTGTTTCTTTTCCGTTAGCGTCTGTATAATCTCTATATGGAATTAATTCTGAACCTAAAGTTTGTCCAACACCACCTACTGCACCTAAAATTGCATTTAAAGCACCTTCTTCTGTAAAGGACTTATTTAAAAATCGTGTAAAAGGATCAACTGAAGTTGCTTTTTCAATACCTCCTTTTATCCTACCTTCAGATTCTGCAAATAAGTTTACATCTTCCTCTAATGCTTCTTGTCCAGCTTCTGCTATAAGAGACTTTCTAAAAGAAGCTTCAGGTACACCATTAGCTTCTATACCATTTAATCTTCCTAACCAATCATCTAATTTTTCACCAGCCTTTCTTGATAAACCTAGTTTACTAGTACTAGCTAAATTATCAACAGTTTTAAAAAATGGTACAACAGATGTTAAATTTAATCCAGTATTGATAATAGTATTAAGTTGAACAGTTGTACTAGCTGCATCAGCAGCTTTCTTTTTATCTCCTGTTTGACTTAAAACATCTTGATAAACTTGAGCACCTGACATGGCACCTTCAGTATATGCTAATGCAGAAGCTGTACCTAACTGAGCAATACCCTGACCTAAAGCTTCTCCATATCTACCAGCTTTAAGTACAGAAGTAAGACCTTTAGCAGATTTACCTAAAGCTCCTCCAATTCCAGCACCAGTTACAAAAAATTCTCCTATGGATTCTACTAAACCTTCCCCATGTTGCATCCACCATGCAGGGTCTTTTAAATCGAAAACCTGATTTGGATTTTCTCTATAAGTAGGAAGTGCTTCTTCCATATTTTGTCTATTTCTAGTAGCAAAATCTGTAAAAGCATTTCTATAATCATTCGTATCATCAAATAATTCTCCTATATATCCAGCATTTTCTATTAATCCTAAAGCAATACCGGGAACAATTTTAGTGGCTTGATTACCTAATTGATCATACCATGGTTGATTAAGTGCTCTTTGTTTTTGTTGATTACTTCCAAAAACTAAGCCTTTATCATATTGACTATCTCCTTGAAATCCAGCTTGTCTGAATAAACTTCTACCTTCTTCTTTAGTTAATGGTTCCTGTACAAAATCAGAAAACCCTGTAGGTTTTACTACAGGGTCATCAAATGAATAATCAGAAAACAGTGAAGAATCTTTTTTAGTTTGTTTTCCCATTAGTATTCAAGTCCTTGTTCTTTATAATCTTTACTGTTAAATGTCTGACCAGAATTAAGTACAGCTTTAAAGCTAGGTTCTAAAATTTTAGTCATTTCTTGTTTCCACTGTCCTATAGGCATAGGTGGCTGTTCACCTGGAATTACATCATAACCTCCAGAACCATTAGGAACTATTTTACTCGTATAAACTATAGTTCTAAATCCCGGTTGACCAGCTTTTTGCTGGCTTTTAGGAATAGGAGAAGTTACAGTATAAAAAGAGAGAATAGAACCATTACTATCCTTCATTGGTCTACCATTAACTTCAGGTACATAAGGGTTATCAGGAGTAAATGTATCTTTGCCTTGATAAAAACTATTTTTATATAGATCGTCAATAGGTTTAGCTAAAGCAACAAATTGATCTGAAAGTGGAACAAATACAGTAGTAGGATGTTCTTTAACTTTAGAATCACTTACTTCAATCTTGGCTTCTACATAACCTCCCGGAAGATCAGCTCTAGGACTATCATATAAAACTTTAGTAGCTTTTACTTTAATATTACTAGGACTAGTACCTATTTTAGCAGCTAACGCATCTAATCCTTGTACTGGCTCAGAACCTTCCTTAAAGTAAAGAGGAGAACTACCTATTGATCTATTAAGCATATCGTCATATTGATCTGCTTGATTAGGTGCGATAACATTTCCAGAAGGAGTAATTTTCTTTTGATTCGTTACAGCAGCTTTATAAGAATCTTTAAAATCTTGGAAGTTTTTATATTGACCTGGAATAGCACTATTAGTTTTATTATACTGACTTTGAAGTTCAGTTTCTATTTGTTCAGGAGAAATTTTAACTGGTTTATAACGATTTATTTCACTTTCGTAGAAAACATTTGGCTCTCCTTTTTGTCCCTGAGGTTTGGGTAATAAAGCTTTTTGTACTGGTTGTCCAGTAGTTTTATCTATCCATTGTGTATAAGTTCCATCTTCATTCTTAGTGCTTATAGCTGGATCATACAAAGATTCAGCATCTGGAATAGCATTTAAAGTTGTATTATCAGTTACAGCACTAGGTGCTGTGGGAGTATATACTCCTTCTCCATCTTCTAAAGGATTTTTACCTTTTGTTCCTACTGGAAGACCAAAATCATCCCAACGAGTATTACTATTTGTAAATTGTTGAGGAGCTGCAATAGCTCTAAATCTTTGTCTTATATCTTCATCAATAGGAGTAGTTTGTCTTTGTCCTATTACTTTACCTTTATTATCATAAATGGGTATAGTAACTGGAGTATTCTTTAATCCTTCTAGTTGTTGAAGTCTACGTAAATCTTGAGTTCCTTCAGCAGAACTTTTATAAGAAGGAAGTAAACCTTCTACTAAAGCATTAAGTTTATCTTTACTAATTTTATTTACTTGTCCAGATTTAATTAAATAACGTTCATAGTTATCAAATTCGATTTTTTGTCCAGTTGGACTAGTAGTATAACCATCATCTGCAACCTTTCCTAAAAGTTGTTGCATTCTACCAGAATAATCTCCCCTTTGTTCTATAGCATTATTGAAATTACGAATATTACCTTGTTGATCTAAAGTAGAAAATGTATCTGGGTTATCACCAAAATTAAGAGCATTAGCTCCTAATTTATTTCTAAGTTCTTTAGCTTCTTGTACTTTCTTGTAGTTATCCAGTGCAGCTATTCTATGTTCATTAGTAAAAAAGTCTCTAGCTAATTGACTAACAGCAGCAGATGAATTTTCAAAACTTTTATCAGATTCTGCTATCTTATTAACAGAACCGTAAATAGATTTTGCCAGATTATCTTTAATAGCTTTATCCCCATCAAGATATTTTTCTTGAGCAAGCATAATAGCTATTTTATCAGTATAGTCTTTATTTTCTCTATACCTTTGATCTAATTTAGCTGCCGCATCATTAAGTTCATTATAATTTGAACCAATAAATTGTGGAACATATTCAGAATTAGAACCACTTACTAAATCATATAAAGAACTAGTAGCCATAAATTAACGATTCCATTTAGACGCATTTTTAGCAAATACTGCTTTTTTAACCATAGAAGGAGAATACTTTCCTTTATTTGCTAAAACTTTAGAAGCAAATCCTTGTACTCCCATACCATGTTCAGTAGCAGCTTCTGTAAATGTTCCTCTATTTTCGGGTTTTATATATATCTTACCCCCCATTTCGTAATTATTTAATTGTTGGTCATATAAATCAGATAGATTTCTATTAAGAACTCCACTATCCTTATAAACTCTGGGAAGTATACTAAGTTTTTGTTCTTCTAAATTCATTAAAGCATTATCTCTTCTACTTGCTTGTATTTTATTACCTATATCAGAAACATTCTCAGCCGCAAGTTGATTTTGTCTTAAACTTCTAGCTAGTAAAGCATCTTTAAAAGAATTTTGTCTTTCAACATTTCTTGCTTTAACACCAGTATTAAATTGATTAGTATTATTAATAATACTAGCATTAAGATTATTTTCAGCCTGAGCTAATTTACCACGTTCCTCCAGATAGTTAGAAAAATTAGCTACCTTTTGTGCATTAGCTCTACCAGAATTAGAAGATACTCTATCTATACCAGAATTAACTCCTCTTAATGCTTTCTCTAATCCAAGTTTATCAGCATTAAAATTAACTAAAGATGGATTAATAGTGTCTTCTAAAGTTGGTGCTTGAGGAGTAGGTAAAGTTCTATTGATGTTACTTAAATTACTAAGTAGAGATACACCAGTTCCAGCAAGATTACTCCAATTAACTCCATTAGTTTTAGGCTGATTTTGATCATCCATTACTGATTGCCAATCTATATTAGCAATATTCTGATTAATACCACCAAATTGATATTTTTTGTAGTATTTATTTAGTTTTCCTGCTGCCATTACTTTTAAAATTAGCCCAATGTTTACTCAAATCTAATTTAGTGCCGTATTGTCTAACAGCTTCTCTTTGATAAGCTAAATCTCTATCTTTAAGAGATTGTGTCCACCCTTTTATTTCGTCTGCTGTTATAGGATATTTATTATAATCTCTATCTATAGCATCACTTTTATACCTCCATTCATCTAAAGTAAAAGGTTCTTTACTAAAGTCTCTTTCAACTTTCGTAAATCCACCTGCTACAGTATAAGGAGGTGTTCCTTCTGGTTCAGTATAAGCTTCTCCAGTAGTAAGATCCATTAATCTACCGCCCATTTGATATGTATCTGAAGAAGGTATACCTAAAGACTGTTTTGTTTGTTCCTGCTGTTCTTTTAGAGCTTGTTCTTTTTTGCGAAGAATTTCTAATGTAACTCTTCTTTCATTGTTAAGCGGTTTTTTCTCTACTACTCCTATCTGTTTTGCTAATTTTTTATGTTTATCTGCAAAACCTAAATAATCAGAGAAAACAAAATCATCAGCTACAGTTTCATTTCCTTCTAACTCAGTTCCTCCTCCTATCTTAACTCCTCCTTCTGCATGACTAGGACCTTTTACTTCTACTGTATCTGAGTTAAGTGGTTTTAATTTACCACCCATTTGATATAAACTAGCTTCTTCTTTATTACCATAAACATCATAATCAGCTAGAATAGAATTACTTCTGTCAGTAATAAAAGAATTAAACTTATTTAAATTATCTTGTCTTTGTTTTTCTAGAGCAGCTTCTTTTTCTCTTTGTCTTCTATTACTTCCAAACATACCACCGGAAGCCAAATTTAATAAAGAACTTCCATCTGGATGTTTAGCAAGATCCAAAACATTTCTTACTCCAGTAACAGGATTTATATTATTATCTATTATTTCTCCTGATTTACTTTTATAAATACCGTTATCATCCATAGTAGTGCTGCCTATAGCTGATCCTAAAGCTAATCCACCTCCAACTATTGGATTAATAGCAGTAACTATTCCTATACCAGCTTTAGTAGCTTGATCTGCCTTACGTTCATCAGTACTATTACCAACTCCCATAGGATCAGCTACATATCCTCCCATTTGATAATTCCTTTTTAACTTATATTTTTTCATCGTGCTGACCTTTTTGAGTTGGCTATGAATCCTCTTAAAGATACCGATTTATCTTCGAAATTTGAATACTCTAACCGGATAATGAAGTATTTACCTCTTATTTCTTCTTGTTCGAACCAGGGCAGGTTTACATCAATATTAGAAGGGATCGGACGGTAATCATTAAAAATCCCATCAATGAAAGGTAAGGTAGGATCAATAACGGCTCCTTTAATATCATCATATCTCCATGATCTGTCTGATTGTCTTGCATTTTTAGCTTCATATTCTGATATATTAGTAAGTGGATTAATTGCTATTTTACCTGTACAAAAATAATCATTCCAGATAGTTATATGTGTTAAAGTCTCATCAGGAACATTAACATTGTTTTTAAACACTTTAGTAACCCACTCTATAGAAGATAAGATCTTTTCTTGAAGAGGCTCATCATTAAATATTATATCAACAAATGAAGGATAAATAGTACCATAAAAATTACCAGTTACTCCTTTATTGTGAGTATAAAAACTATTATTTTTTATAGAATAGAGATTTTTTCTAGTAGTTACATATAGGTCAGGAATATAATCATGGAAAGACGCCCATTCTTCTTTTAAGAGATCAAACGACATGGTAAATGACACATCTGCTTTTAGAGAAAGCACTATGCGAAGATTTTGTTTATCAAAACCTACAGTAAGTCCTTCTCCATTTATAGGATTATCAGCGTATATTTTTCTTTTAAGTGCTTCATAAAAGAAATTTCTAAAACCTTTAGAAACAGATGTAAAATTTTCTCCCCCTTTATATAAAAATATTTCTCCTGTTTCAGCATCAACAAAAAAGTAACCAGCTTCAGTAAGCATACAGGAAAACCTATGCTGTGTTCCACCATGACCATATTCAGTGGGGGTAGCTTCTTGTGGTTCTAGTTCAAATAAATCTCCACTACCTAATGATATTAAAGTAATGTCAGTTTGAAGTACAGCTTTATCACGAGTTTTAAATAAACCTCTCTCATGATGTATTAAAAGAGAATCAGTACCAAATGCTACTAGATTAATAATATAACCTCTATCTCTAACTGTATAAAAAATATCATTAGATTTAAATATCCTCCATCCATCATCAATGTCAGAATCTCTACTAGCTTTCTGTGATCTAGCTATTGCGAATGGTAAATCATTAATTTCCTGAACAGAGGCATCAAAAATGCCAAATTGTTCAAAATCATTAATAGTATTATTATCTTTATTATAAAGCCATTTATTTAAATCGTTATTAAATATGTCTATCTTCCATAACCAATAATCTTCCTGATTACTTAAGTACTTACTACCTAAAAATGGATAAAAATAGGTATTAACAGAATCTTGTTGTATATAACGTTGATTAAGATTAATACGACTTTCACACATAAACACTTTTAGATTTCTCCATCCTGATTGTGGTATACCAGCATTAAAAGAAGTATCAGACATGGTTTTATGTGGAAAACCAGTAGTGACAAAAGAGTAAAGACATACAAAACCGTCTCCTCCTTTATGTTGAGTTTCAGTAGTAAAATTTCTTACTATGTTATTTATACCCACTACAGTTTGATCTGTATAAGACACAAATAAATTAGTTCTAAGAGTTTTTATTGCAGAAAAATAAGTTTCTTCAAATATATTAGGAGAACTGTCATCTAAATGATCTTCTTTATTAACAAAATAATAAGGATCACCACTCTCTACTCCTGAATTATCAAATTGAAGATCAGCTTCTACTTTAGCAGAAATAATTTCTTCAGAATATACATTAAATATAGTACCATTAGGGTCGGATATTTCTACTCCATGTGGAACATATTTAGCATTACTTAATGCCAAGTATTTCTGATTACTTGGCATAGTCATATTAAGAACATTTAATCTGAAATTTGTAATATGACTAGATTTAGTTTTTGGTATACTATCTGCAGTATTACCAAAATCATCTACATTTGTATATATAAGTTCACCAAATTCTATGTCTCCGCTAGTTACTGTATCATTAACTGTATCAGTTTTAAATCTTTTAATATTATTAAGATATAAATTCTGTAAAGTAAATTTATAATAAAGAAGATCAGGTGAATGTAATCTAAGCATACTTTTACTAGGATTACCAACAACCATATCTATAGGACCAGTTTTTAATCTTGATTTCCAATTACCACCAAGTCCAGCAAAAAAAGTATCTGAAATAGAATCTCCACCTACTGGAGCAATATTGCCCGCATTTTGTATAACATCATAACCTAAAACAGTAATATTACTTTCATCTCTTTTTGCATATCCAAGTCTATATCCAGTAAATCTTCCTACAAGTTCAGAAGGTATCGAACTTAATTGAGTTTTAACAGTCAGTATATCCCAAGTACTTGATATATATTGTGTATTAATATCATTATTAGTATAAACTAGACTTTTCATAAATCCTAAGCTAGGAAATCTATGATGTCTAACTTTTTGTCCAGCAAAATCAGGAAAGTTATCAGGATAAACTTCGTCTTCATTTTGCCAAAGTCCCATTAAACCCTCTCCATAAGAAATAGAATCTGTAGAAATAACTGTCCCAGTATCTTCTAATTGAAACTTTTTAGGAGTAACACCATTAAGGTTAATACTATTAGCTATATCAGATTCAGCTAATTTAGGAATTTCCATTTCCCTACCTGGAACATGAAACCAGTTAGACCAACTTCCATTAGGTAATTCGAATTGAACATAAAAAGCATATACTTCATCATGGAGATATGTTTTTATATTACCATCTTTAGCCTCATCTGCTCCAAAAGCTCCACTAATAGTTTTATCACTTCTCCATTTAATACTGATTCTATTAGCTACTTTTTGAAGATCAGTGATAGGAGTGGTCCTAAAATCCGCTAAAAATAATTGATCATTAAGTGACTCTATTTCAGACACTCGATCAAATACAGGATTTTTTGTTAGGACCTCACTTATATCAAGGGTAGTAGTTAATTCACCTCCAGTAATTACAGTACTAAATGTACTACTAGCATAGCTAATTTCTTTAAAAACTCTAAAAGAAACTACATCTTTTATTTTAGATATAAGTCCTATTTTAAGTTTCTTATAAGAAGTGTCTAAATTAGTTAGATCAATTCTAATACCTTTAGAGGTATTGATACCACCTCCATCTCCTTGTACAATTAAATAACTATCACCAAAATTATTAGGAACTATATATAGAGGATTACTTAATTGACTCCAACTAGTACCAGATTTATTTTGATCTATGTACTGAATAGCTACTAAATAAGCACCACTTTGAAAACCTCCACTACCTTCTACTGGACTTAGATTTATATCAGGGTTAGTAGAAAATGGAAAAAGACCATACAAACTAAGAGAATCTGATGGGCTTGCTGTATCTAAATTAATATATCTAGGAGGGTTAAAATTATCTGTAAAAGCTACAATAAGATTACCAGCTAAATTTAGCTTTGCCTTACCAATGACAGGATAGTCTATATTAAAATTTAGATCAGTTCTTACTAATTTAACTGAAAATGTATCAGTATTTTCATCATAAACTCCAATACAAGAAGTTTCAGCACTACTTACAATAGCTTTATAAAAGAATATAATTTTAGAACCAAATGAAATTATTCCAACTATGTTAGTAATAGCATTATTTTCTAATGCTTGAACTAATTTAAAACCCTTTTCATTTACAATTTCATCAAGTTTACTATTGATAATAATATTTTTACCATAGAAAGCATATCCTTTAGGTGTACCTTCTCCACTAAATTGTTGAGTAAGTCCCTTTATCATGATTTAACATATTTTGGTTCTTCTCCATTAATAAAGAATTTTTCATAGTAACCTCTAGGAGGTATAAGATTAGTAGTGAGTCTAAGAAGTGACTCTCTTTGATCAACAGAAAGATACTTCATATTACCTTTACCCTCTATACTATAATGAGTGAATTTAGCTTCACAATAATCATAATCCATTTTAGGATCAGCATGTCTATAACCAGATAAAGTTATTTGAGCCATTAACCACCAAAAAAGAGCTTGTTTTATATTACCTTCATCAGGTATTAAAGGATAACCTTCTTTATCTACTGGCAAACTTCTATAAAGAACTAAAACACATCCTTCTTTAAAAGATGTTTGAATATGATTAGGAAATGTAATGTAATATTCTGTTTGATTAATTTCAGTAACAGGTTTAAGATCATCTCCTCTAACTAATTTATAATCCTGAATATTTTGATAAGCCGGATCAGTAGTATCAGTAGCAAAATAAGTTTGGACCTTAGTAGGTTCTTTTATAAGAAGATCAGTTACTCTTGTATCTATACCACTTGTACCTTTTCTAAGTCTTTTACCATTATATACAATTCCATCTAAATATATAAGTCCACAAGGAAGTTTACCTATATTAGAACTAATAGGTATATAACAATGAGATGGAGTAGTCATGTGACGTAATCTCAATAAATTTATACCTTCTTTTAACCATTCTAATAGATCATCTGCATAAGTACTATCAGTCAGTTTAGTCTTACTTAAAAAATCTGCTATAATAATTTCAGAAGATATATAAGAATAGATCATATACTTTTAGTAGGTAAGAATGGATAAAATGCTTTTAAATGTGGGTTAAGTTTATTAGCCATACTAATAGAAGACTTAAAACTAGTCCCAGGTTTACCTCCTGCTACTTTAAATTTATATATATGTGCTCCCGGCTGTTTTTTATTACTTTTATGCCAAAGAAGCATGATAAAATCATCATCAGTATAAGGAACAAGCCAATTAGTATCAGTAAGTTTACCTTCGGCTTCTAACTTAGCTCGTAGTTTTTTGCTAGTACCATAGTCTATTCTATTAGAATTGGTAGGTCTTTGTATTCTAGCCATGAATAAATTACCTAAACCATTAAGAAGATCTAGAGTATATCCTTTAATAACTCTATCTCCTGCTTTCCTATTATAAGCAGAAAGTATTTCTTTAAACTGTCTATAGTTAATAACTACTTTTCCTTCTTTATTAATAATTTCGCCATCAGTAATATATTTCCAAGCTCTTAGAGATAGAGTTGGGTCTTTCTCTATAAGCCGGTTAGCATACATATAGTACATATCTAATGCTGAAGTTGTAACACGGGTAGGATCGGTAGATATTTTATTGATCATGGTCTATTTTAACTTGGGTAGGTTGATCAGGAAGATTAAAGCGAAGTTCGTTAGTTATATCTTTAATTATAATTTCTAGGTTTTGTTCATCAATAGGAAATTCTTGTTCATCAGAATAACAAGGTGTGGTAGTTCCACATGCTCTAAACTTAGCAACTTTTCTAGGATCAGAGAAAACACCTTCTATTCTAATAAATGGAACTTCTTTATTAAAGGTATAAATATAATCATTAGAATATGTATAACGACCTCTCTTTCCAGCAATAGGTCGTTTTTGCATAAAATATTCAGTTCCAAAAGTAGTATAACCAAAAGGCATGTTTCCTCCTGGTCCTCCTACATAATTAAATGGATGCACTCCATATCTAATTGGTTGTGGTATTTTATCTATTGTTTTCCAAGCTTTATCACAACATTCAGGGACCTCCTGACTACATTCATCAGTTTTATCAATTAATTTTAAATCTATATCAAAAGATTGTAGATAAAATCTATCTGCATTACTAGACTTAGAAAGACTATTAGCAATTATTCTAGCACGTTTAATAACAACTAAATCCTTCATTTGCTGAATGAAGGTTATATCTGTTCTCTTACCAGCTCTATCAGCTAAGATAGAAGCAGCCTGCCATAAACTTGCCATAGTAATAAAAAAATTAAGGGAAGGCACAAAAGCCTTCCCCGCAAACATCCAATTAATTATTATAAACCGAAAAGAGTATTCAATGTAGTATCAACATTACCTGCTGATTTAGCTACAGGAACTACTACATATCCTCTATGAGAAGTAGTAGCTTTAGGAGCTATACCATTTTCTGCTTTAAGGAAATCAAAATGATAAAAATCATAAGTTTCACCAGAAACAGCAAATGTATCTTGTTGTCCAAAGTCTGCTGCAAATTGAGCATTCTGTGCAGTATCACCATTAAATACCTGACCTTCTTTTTCCATAGCAAGTACTTGTTCATAAGTACCATTGCTTTTAGTATAAGTAGTACTGTAAGTAATGTCTGCATCTACCATATTTTCATCTACTGCAAGTCTAAAAGTTACATCATTATCAATAGTAGTAAATTCAAGACCTACATTTACAAAAGTAGCTGCTTTCTTAACTCTTGTACCTTCAGATTCTGCTTCAGAATAAGTTTGAGTGGCACCAGTAAAAGGACGGTCTAAACGGTAAATTTGACCATCACCAGTACCTATAATAGATATTACTTTATAAATATCACCTACAGAATCAGAAGGAGTTGAACTAGGTGCAAATGAAATATAATCATTTACAGCTATATCAGATGCAGGAGTTGTGCCACCCAGTACTACATCTGTACTACCATTAGTTACAGTAAGAGTAGGAGTAGTTCCAGTAAGAGAGTAGTTACTATAAGTAGCATCTGCTGTTACTTTAGCTGTAACAAGCTGAAGATTTTGAGAATGCTCAGGAGCATTAGGATCATTAATCTTCTTAGCAAGTGCTCTCATTACATCAATAATAGCATCAGTAGGTTTAGTAGTATATTCATAACTCCAGGTAGGAAATGGAGCATATCCTTCTGTAGTTTCAATAACTCTTACTAAAAAAGTCTGACCAGCAGCAATAGTAGGATTATTGATAGCTCCACCTGTTCTGTTCCAACCTACATAAGCTACCTGTTTTACAGGAGCTACATAAAGTTTTTTACGTGAAGTAAGATCAGTGAGTTTGTAAAGAGGTGATTTTTTAACACCTTCAGTAGTTCTCATTGCAAAGAAAAGAGACTCAGTTGAAGTAATAGCATCTGTATGAAGAGCATTATTAGCATCAAAAATTCCCAATTCTCCAACAGGAGCATTCTGTATAAACAGAGCGTATGTAGCATCGGTAGTATAATCTATTGCTTTTGCTACAAATACTTGAGCATTAAAACCTTTTGTTTTTCGTGTAAATCGTTTAATAGCCATTTTATTTTTATATTTTAGTCTAATCTATTTATATTTTCCTGTACTTTAATAGCGTAGTTTTCTGCTTCTATATTAGATAAAATCATCTCAGTAGCAATACTACAAATCTTTTCATGTACAGAACCATCTAACTCACAAGATTGATTCAAATATAAACTGATTCTTCGGGGCTTTCTAATGTAGTCTAAAATAATCTCGGAAACTAGGAATCTTTTACTAGTAAGAATATTTAACTTATTTCCTCCTAAATAAGTAACAGGACTTTCAGGAATAGGTTGATCATAGTAATTATAATTAACTGCATCATGTACATAATCATTTTTATAACTCCTATTAGGTACTTGATTGCCACTAAAAGATTTAAACTTATTAACAGTAAAGTTTTTAACAGAAGTTTGTGAAACTACTCCATCTATTGTTAAACCAAAAGTAGGTGGAGGAGATTGTCCAGTTTCTATCCTATGTACTGCAATAAAACTATTAGGCACATACCAACCATTAAAACTCTCCCAATAAACATCTAATGCACCTGCTTGAATTAATTGATTTGCAACAACTTCAATTATTTCAAAGCTTTCTTTTTTATTAGCAAGATTATAGCTAATACTATTACTAGAAGAACCAGTGGCTGTGATGGAATAGTAAGGAGCATTTGCTTTAGTACTTTCGTTAAAAGGAATAGCTGTAGCCGTAATTATATAACTACTAGAAGGAGAACTAAATTGTGCATTACAATCAGGAAGAATTATACTTCTGTCATTAACTAAATAAGCTAAATTAGAAGGAAGTATAGAATAAGTACCACTGATATCATTATAAACTAACAAGCTCTTATTTGTTTCAATAAGAGCTTGAATACTAGTTCTACTTTCTTCATTAATTGAAAACTTGTCATTCTGGTTAGGGTCAGGTTTTATACAATCGCGTATAAACCTATCCTGTGCAGTATTAAGTCTCCAAATGATAAGAGGCTCGGAAGTCTTATCTCTTTTATAAGATCCGAGTCTCTGTACCTGTTGTTGTACTTCAATAATTAATTCACGTACTGTAAGTGCTCTCATTTAAGTGTTAATGCTTTTTCTTCTCTACGTCTAGAATCATATTGATGCTTAAGCATTTGAAGAGTTTGAGCATTTGCAGGATTTTTAAATAAAGCAGTAGCAGCAGCTTCTTCTCCTACACCAAGTAATTCCTTACTTTCTGTAACAAGAATACTAGTACCAGCCCGCATTAAAAGTCCTGTACGAATAAGTTCAATTATTCTATATTTTTCAGCTAAACTTTCATCAGTTGCTGCATCATAAAAACTTTTAGGTTTACTAATAGCAAGTTCTCTGAGATGAATAATTTGTTCTCCAAATGGAAGATTATCAGCTACAAACACTTCTCCAGGTCTTTTCTTTTTAATAAAAGGACTAAGAACAGTAAGAATAGCTTTTACTTTTAATTCATCGTCTTTAACTTGTTGATAAACAGTAATAGCTTTATCTGCGAGATCAGAACTACTAAGTTTATTTTTAACTACTAATTCAGGATCTTCTACATAAAAATGTATAGTAGTATTACCTTTTGCATCCTCAGGACTACCAGCAGTCCAAGGATGTGATTGTGCATGTCTAAAACGTACATAATCTTCCAATTCTATTGGCATATTATATACTTTTACAGCCTTATCTCCTTGTGTAACTTCAATAAAGTGAGTAACAGGAAGATCATTATCAATACTAAGACCTACTTCAAATTCTCTTCCACGATCATAAGAAATAAATGTATTTATTTCTGTATAAAACCTATCAACTTCTTTTCTAAAATCAGGATCAGTAGGTTGGAGACTTAAAATTTGAGGTAAGAGTAATATTATTTCTTCCTCACTTAATCCAGTGCCTTTTCTAGCAGAAACAGAACTTACAAAATAAGAACCTATTCCTTGTCTTGATAATCCTAATTGTTCTTGAGCTTCGACAGATTTTAGTTGTTCATGTACAAATGGACGATTACGTTTAATAAACTTCTTTTTTGTTGGCATATAATTAATAAAATTGGTTACAATAAAAGAGGGAAGGAGAAACTCCCTCCCTCGAAAACCCAAACCTAACCTATGTTGATCAAACAATTCCTGCTACACATTGCATATCGAAAGACTTAGTACTGCGAAGTTGTTGAATACCAGCAGATTTAAATCTATGATAGCTACCTTTATCTTGCTCATCTGAAATCAGTTGGATAGATTCTTTGTTAAGATTAAATCCACCCATAATAGCAAGTGATCTAGGCATTTGAACCAAACCAGCTACAACACCATGCAAGAAAGAACGATCTTTTTGTGCTACGTGTTGAATATTAGGTTGTCCATCATAGTCATTATCATCTATAAACACCAACCTGTGAGATTCAAGAGGGAATCCAGTTTCAGGATGTTTAGGAGATTTAAGAGCAATACGTCCATGATCGAAGATAGGATTATGTTTTACTTTAATAACGTATCCATCAATATGATAGAAACCATTAAAGAAACCACCTAACATAAGCTCACGACCACTACCAGTTACAAACTTATCAGCTACACCAGTGAAATCAGTAAGAAGTTTAACTCCTTCTTCTTTCATAGCTTTATCAAAATCTCTAATACCTCCAAGACCAGTATGAAGAGTAATACTCATTCCACCTGAATCAGACTGACCAAAAAGTGCATCACCTATTTTATTAACAAGTGAATTGTAAGTCAGTTTAGAGTGTGTAGATTTATTTTGAATTTGTTCCAAAAGACCAGAACCACGAGGAATCACTTTTCCTGTAAGCAAGTCTTTAAGAGGTATACTGCCATCAGCAAGACGGTTATAACGTGAATACCAATAAGCATGTTCACATTCATTCAGCCATCTTTTTTCAAACTGCCACATAAAGAAGTCCATCCAAGAAGTGGTTTCTCCTTTGTCAGTTTTAATACTAACATTCATAAACTTGTTAGGAGCAGAACCAGCCCATTCCATAGATGCACGAATAAAACCCATTTGGTTTTTCCATTTACCGGGCATCGCCATTTTAGAACGGCTACCTCTTGATTCAGATTCAGCAACGTGTGTATTAACTTCAACCCATTGACAGCCATATTGAAGTTCAGTTACTGGACAGTAGTCATCTTCATCAGCAGGGTCAAGTTGTACAGTATAACGCCACTGATCTCCTTCAGGTTGAGGATCTTCAAGTACATAAGCTTGAACACCTCTAGGAGATTCAATAGTGTAAAAACGTTTAATCCAATTATCTCCAAAGTAAATATAAAATTGGCTATGACCAATTCCAGGTTTATCAGTGGAAGTATACGGGGTAGATGTACAGCCGGTAGCTTTATCATCTCTACCCATTACGGGGTAAGTGAATTGTACATCATCGAGTTCAACAGTTGCAGATGGTGATGCAATATTACCCATAGTCATCATTGATATAGGATAATTTCTATTGTAATCGCCCATGATATAAGTCAGCTTTTTTGTTAACTCAGAAGGTTGCCCTTGATTCTGGTTATAAAAATTCTGCTCATCCAAGAGACTCTTACCGTCAAACACCATCTCTTTTACTTGGTACTGAAAGTTTCTCATTGTTTTATTCTATTAATTTAAAAGATTTCTTTAAGTGGTTTGTAATTACTAGAGCCACCAGTTCCACCGTTCTTAGGTACAATCTCTGCTTTAATAGCAGATTTAATCTTTCTTGCTACTTGAGCTTTTGCTTCTCTTTCAACAAGACCTTTTAAATCCCCACCTTTAAATTCAAAGTATTGATACTTAAGTTCCTTTGTTATTTCTTTAGGATTAAGTTCTTTAGCAACATAGAATCTACCATTGTTATAGTCTAATCTACTACCCAAGAAATCCAAGAAAGAACGTCTATCCTTTTCAGGAACAACAATTCCTTCAAATCCTTTAGAAACAGCAGTTTCGATAGAATCAGCTAGATTGGCATAGTCTTGCTCTTCTTTTTGCTTCATAGCATTAGCTCTAGCAAGATTAGCTTGTTCTTTCTGGTTTTGTTCTGCTTGTAACTTCTCTAGTTCCTCTTTCGCTGTTTCATATAGTGCAACTTTATCTTTTACACTAGTAATTACAGCCTCAATAATTGCAGAAGAATTACCTTTAGCAGCCAAAGCCATACGAAGAATTTTTTCTTGTCCAGCTTTATCTTCTTTATTAATAGTCAATGATTTAAAATCTGCATTCTCAGGTTTAAAGAAATCCTCTTCTTTACCACCTTGAGCAACGTGTACCATAAACTGATAAGCTCTAGGATACTTAGCCTTTAGAGTGTTATCATATTCTTTAACAGCTCTTTTCTCTAATACTTCTTCACGTAGAGCTACACCTTCAACTGATAATGGATCAACATCTCCATAATCAATTCCAAGATCTAAACCTCTTTGTTCATCTATTTGTTGATAAACAGATTTTTTATTTTCTTCAGTTGGTTCAGTATTTTCTTCTATAAACTTCTTTTCTTCAGGAGTCCACTGATCTTCAGGTTTATTAAGAATAGTATTAACCTTAGTTTCAAGTTCTTTAGCAGCAGCAACTTGTTCTTTAGTTAAAACATTACCTTTAGCATCTTTATAAACTTGTTCGTACTTACCTTGTAACTCAGTTAATCTTGCTTTTTCCTGTTCTGTAAGAGCAGTTTGATCCTTACTATTAAGAGTTTCAAGCTCTTTAGTTTCAACTTCTTTTTCAGGAGCTTGTTGTCCTCCTGCTGGTTCATTTGGGCTACCCTGTTCGAAATGTGGATGTTTAATTAGCATACTCAAAAATAGTTTATTTTATTAAATTTTACTTCTCTCCCACGACTTTATTTTTCAATGCAACTTTATTCTTATCCTTTGCAATTCTTTCTTGACTAGCTATCTTTTCCCTTTCTATTTGTTGCCAATCTTTTTCTGTTCTATTCTTTTGCTCTTCTTGCCGATTCTTTTCCATTTGAGCTAATCGATCATTAGAATTTTTCTGTAGTGTTACTAAATCTACAGTAGTACCATCAGTTTTAGGAGTAGCATCAGCTTTAATATATTCATTATTATCTCTTCTATCCCACTCTCTTTCCATGAAATCAATATCAAGACTCTTCAAGAAGTACTCCCATTGTTTTTGACTTTCTTCTTGTTGTGCTTTGGCTTTTTGTTCGTTTTCAGCAGTAGCCTTAATAATTTCTTGTTCAGCAGCTTCAGCTTTTTTAACTAGTGCTTTGAGTTCAGTAAAACTTTCAGTAGTTATTAACTCAACTATAGTAGAAGTTTTAACATCCTTACGTTGCGCAATAGCATTAATATTAGATTTAAGTGCATTAAATTGATCTAAATACTTACTTATATTTTTAACATATACTCCAAAACTACTATTAGAATATTCATCAGGTTCAATAGAAAGCATTTCTAAAGTACCATCATCATTTCTCCAACTTCCTTTTTTACCATCAGCCCAAGCATATTTACTACAATCAAGTAAACCTGATAATTCTTTTTCAAGAAACTCTTCAAAACCAGTAAATATAAGATCAGATATAACAGATGATCTAAAGATAGCTTGTTCAGAGTTACCAAGACCATCAGAAGCTGTAATATCTCCTTTACGTTGTCTTGTGATACCAAGTAATTCATCCCACTGAGCTTTTACATATTCTATAATACGTATAAGTTCTTGTATATGTTGAAATAGAGATAAATCTAATACAGTGTATTGATTAAATCCGGCAGCTCCTTTTTTAGGATCAACTAGTGCATATCCTAAAGCCTCCGCATAATAAAAGAAGTGTTCTTCACCACCATCTTCAGCATCTGGAAGAACATTCTTATCTAAAAGAACTATTTTACCTTTTGATTTAGCAATAGTAAGTTCCAATCTATACATTAAAATAATATACAATATTTGATAAGGCATACCCAGAAGAGCAATAGAAATATTACTTGTTTGAGTATCTGAGAATTTTCTACCATTAATAGGAAGTTTACAGGCAGAAAAATTATTCATTTCATTTCTTTGACAAGTAATAGGTTGTATTCCTATATACTTATCATCTCCGATTCTCCATCCTTCCCATACTTCATTTACCCACATCCATTCTACAGATTCTCCAGCTTCTTTATCTACTTTATAAGATTCATCAACAATATCATATTGTTCAATCCCACTGAAAGGATCAGGATATGTAAGAAATCCAATAAGTTTTTTACTTTTCCATGTAATATAAAAGAGATCATGTTTATCTTTACCCATATACTGTCCTTCAGTATCAAGAGTAAAAGTAGTAAATAGTCTAGTAGAAATACTAGTTGTATTACTACTATCAAGATCTTTTAAGTCCTCTTCTTTTATTTTATCATAAAATAAATCTACTATTTCAGAAGTACTAACAACAAATTTAACTACAGCAGATTCATTATCTTCTATATCTTTACTAAGATTACTTTGTTCTGTAAACACAGAACCAGCAGGGAGTCTAAGATATTTAATAGTTCCATGAAGAGGAATTTTAATAGTATTAACTTCTCCACCTATACACCAATCTTTAAATAACTGTCTCCAAACCTCTCTTAGTTTTAATTCTAAATCTAAAACTTTTAAGGCTCTATAACCTTTAAGAGCTTTTACATCTTTATAATTAAGATTTAACTCAGACATTATAGTCTGTGGATTGGAAACAGGAAGTTGTGTGTCTTCGCTATCTCCTCTTTGTTGACTTATAGTATTAACAACTCTTTGAATAACATTATTTCTATAAGTTTCACTTTTATAATATTCAAAACTATTAAAAGCGTCTTCTCCATCAGCATTAACTACATCATATTGAAATGGACGTTTATTCCACTCTCCAATTAAAAGATCAATACTAGGTCTTATTATATTATAAGGACGAATTTCAGCAGGAAATCCTTTATATTTTTCTTGTGAAGCTTTTAGAGGATCAGTAACAGAATCAAAAATATTAGCAGGTAATTCCCCGTTATATGCAGCATATAATTGATTAATATTAGATATAGCTAATCTATCACTTATTGTAGCAATTGATCCAAAACTAGCAGTTCTAATATAATAATCTATTACTTCTTTACCCCAGGCATTTTCATTCTTAACTTTTTCATTATAGGAAAGAAGTTGAAGAGGTCTACCTACAGAGCTTTTTTGTACATCTTTAGATTCTATCATATAAATACGTCATCTCCTTTTAATCGTAATAATGGTTGTCCAGTTGTTTTTCCAAAGAGTCCTCTGTCTGCAAGACTAGTGTTCTTTTTACTACTATCTTTTAGAGCCACTTGATATTTTTCCCTAAGCATAAATTGCTTCACTATTTGAGCGGAAATTCTATCAGCATTCTTTTTCGGATTGAATTTAATAATTTCATCCAGAAGTCCCAAGTCATATACAAAATGAATATTCAATAGTTGATTTCCATTCTCATCAATACCAACTATCTCTTTTAAATAATCCTGATAATAAGTAATACCCTGTCTTTTATCATCAGTACTCATTGTCATCAAGTATGTTCTATTTCCTTTTTCTTTCTTAATTTCTTGATTATTAATATTAATAGGAGTAAATTCCAATAGATGTAACTTCTTATGTTTATAACAGTAGTCGTAAAGTCCTTTACCACCACCACCGACTTCTGATTGTATCTTTGCATTATAATATTCAGCTAGTTTAACTACATTTTCATGAAAAGTTGTAAGAGATCTTGGTCTACCATTAAACCAAGCTACATCCATACTATGAGTAGGAGTAAAATTATTAAAACGTTTAGTCACATACACAGAACCTAAAGATGTTGTATCTTCTGCTTCATCATCATAGTAAGGATCGACATTAACTATATAAAGATTTTCAGATATCTTACCATTACTATCTCTTTGAGGTTCTTGTACTATAGTAATACAACCTTGTATATTATGATCTTTCTTATGTGGATAGTAATCAACTGGACAAGCATCTACTCTAGATTTAACATAAAATCTAAGTCCTTCAAGTTCTCTAACTAGTTCACCATGTTTAAGTAAACCTTGAAATTCTAGTGAATTTTTAATTCTAGCTTTTTGATATTTAGCTTCAGCAGCAGGAAAGTTATTAACAGAAACACGAATGAGAGCTTCAGTAGGAGTTCTGGGAAACTCTGCCATTCTTCTATCTAAAGCTTTAGGATCAGTAGCCTTTCTTTTCTTCTCTCTCTCCACATCATCAGCTTCTATAGCTGCTTGAATATCTACTTTACCTGTTTCCTCATCTATAAATGTAGTATTAGCCATATAACATGGTATAAACACACCACATTCTGTAGCTTCATAATCTTCCCAAGCATTTTTAAATGGAAGCATATCATAAGTTTCAGGATCATTAAAGATTTCATCTAAACCTTCAATGTCTGCACCTTCTTCACCACCAGTACCAAATACAGAAATTTGACCAGTAAGAGTACTGCCTGATCTAACAGAGGGAACAACTATATCAAGAGCAGCTTTAAGATTATTAAAAGAACCCGCTTCTTCAAACGTAATTTTTAGACCATCTTTACCACGAGCTTTATCAGGATCACCAGCAACTGTTACCCCTATTATAGACGATTTAAAACCTTTAACTTGCTTATCTTTATTATCTATATAACTGGCTTCTTGGTGCATTAAGGTATTATGCTTATGCCTATTTTTAAGCCAGTATCCATCTGTATATTTATTTAACCAATCTAAATTATCCCCAACTTTATTAAGAATACCATCTTTAATTAAGTAATCTTCTTTATCAGCAAGAAAGTAACTAATAGAACCAGGAATAAAATTATAATTATAAGTGCCATCAGCAGCTTCTTTATAAGAGAAACCAGCACGTCTTGTTTTAAGACAGCTAAGATGACGAGCACCACCTAAGTATGTAGGTTCTTTCCATAACTTTAAAGAGGATAATTGTTCAGGAGTACAACCATACCAAGCTATTTCTTTATACCACCACCAATTATAATCTATTTCCCAGAAAGCAGGAAAAGAAACAACTTTACGTTGTGTCTTACCTTTTCCTACTACTCTTTTAATAGGAGTATAGTTAAGATAAAAATAATGTTTACCAGTTATTTTAGTATCACCTACTTTATAACCCTGTAAACATCTTTTCTCTTCTTCTCTCCAATACTCATACCAATCCTTACTACCTTTAGGTGCTTTAGTATAACACCCGTATTTAGTAAAATGAATAGCTGCTTCTCTAAAATAAGTTGAGTTAACTAACATTATAGATTATCCAGTGGGTTAGATACTTGAAGTGGTTTAGGATCTTCCATAGTTCCTTTAGTTGATCCTCCACGTAGGTTAGGAGCATTTGATAATTCTTTCTTAACTGTTTCTTCTAATTCATCAATACTTTTAAGTGTTTTAGGAAGTTCTTTAGCAGTGGATATAATCATATCTAATCTATCTTTAATCCTAGCAATAGGATCAACTAATTTAATTTTACCACCTTCTTGTACTTCCTGTAATTCATCTATATCTAATACATCTAATTGTTTCTCCAAATCCTGTCTTATTTTCTTTACAACTTTATAAGATACATGAAGTCCTTCTCTAATCTCATTAAGCATTTTAAGAGAAGCAGTTTCTTGAAGTACTTTAAATACTTCAATAGCAGCCATTAGATCATTATCCTCTTCAATCTTTAGATTAGGATCAAGTTCAGCATTAATAAGAGCTTTTTTACGTCTATCTCTTTCAGAATAATTAATAAATTCACTTTTATAACTACAATAATGATAAATAAAAGTAAATTCTTTAGTGGCTTTCATCTTTTTTCTGGCTTGTGTATCTCCAGGTCCACCTTTATCTCTTTTAATAAGAGTAGCAAACTCTTTAATAGTAGATAGATTTTCTTTTCGAAGTTCTACTAAAAATGTATCTTGATTTAATTCAAATATATCTGTTATACTCATATCTTCATCTGATTAGCCATCATCTTTTGTACTCTTCTGGCATTTACTTTAAACTTACCTAAATAAACATAGATAATAGATTTCATAGTTCCTGATTTCATTACTCTAAGAGTATGTTCAGATTGAACATTAGCTATTCCTCTAACAATAGATTCATGAACATTAAATTCTTCTGCTACTTCTCTAATTACATCTTCATTACAAAACTTCTTTCCTTTATTAAGAGCTTCATAATCAACTAATGTTTTTTTGTTGTTTTGTGCCATATACTTCTAAAACAGACCTATATTTAATTCTATCTTCAGCTTCAATTCCATCATCTGTAAATACTAATCCATAATCAAATGAAAAAAGTATTTTAGAAATAATGTATGTTCTAGTAGCCATCTCCTTATATGCTATTAGATCATAATATGTATCATGAAGATGTACTATTCTAAACATAAAGATCAAATATAAATAAAAAAGGAAAGACTTTTTAATCTTTCCTTTTTTACTGGATAATTATTCATAGATTCTTAAATCTACCTGCCGGGGCGGTACACAGTTTTCTTTTCCATAGTACTCTTTAATATAAGGGTAGGCATTAGAGTGATTTGAAGTATTAACTTTATATACAACAGAACGACTATATTTATCAAAAACTATAACAATTTCTCTATTATTTTCTCCCTTATTCCAAGCTACTACATAGCGCTTTTCATCTGGAAGTATTAGCATTATTTTTTATATTATCAAGTTCAACAAGATAACTAATACCAAATGCAATAAGATCATGTAACATAGCTTCATACAAAGCCAGTTTCCATTTATGCCCTTCTCTCATTTCTCTTATATGAGTAAACTCAATTTTCTTTTCTCTCCATACAGTCCAAGAACCATTTTGTGCTTTTTCCAGTATTAGAGAAACACCAGAAATAAGACGTTTATTTCCAGCAGTACCTACTCCACCATGTGTTTTAAGATGAAGTTTAAAATCCATGGTTTGTTCAGGATTAGCTTTTTCCCAAGCAGATTTATATTTACCAAGAGCACGTCTGATTTGATCATCTAGAAAATCAAATAGTCCAATATTCTTAGTAATTTGATCCCAAGCTGCTTCATCTATTTCAGGATTCTTATTTGCTTCTAGTTTCTTCCAATCTTCCATAGCAAGTTCATGTGCATCTTTATCTGACATACCTTGTCTAGTGTATTCAGATTTTTTCTCAGCAAGAAACTTCAGTTCCTCCTCGCCTACTTCTTTAATTAAGGGTTCGTTCATCTAAGTAAGGTTTAACTTGTTCAAAATAATCATCAATATTTTTTACAGATATAATTTTCTTATATGCCTCCATAGACTCTTTTCTAAATCTATTAACTTCTACTTTTTCATAAATAGCAGCTATATAGTTTCCAGTATGAGTAGATTGATAAGCATAAACTGTAAAACCTGGTTTAGGGGTGTAGTTAGATTTTATTTCTTCTATGGTCATAATTTAGTTATAATCTTATCCATAAATTCTTGTTGACCATTAAATTCAATAGTAATTTCAGGGTTATTCCAACTAAATGGTTTGCTTCTATAAGTAATAAAACCTTTAAAATTATGATCGATTTTAATAGCAGTAATAGATACTTTTTCTTTAATAGAACCTATATTAGCTTCTACTATCTTATAATTATTTACTCTTCTTTCATCTTCAATAGTAGGGTTTTTAAATTTAACTTTCTTACCAGTTTTTAAGTTAGGATTAGAATACTCAACAGATTTTTCCATGTGTTTATCTATTTGTGCTCTAATCCCTTTTCCTTTAGTTAATATGTTTGCCATAAATCATAATAAAATTTACCTTCTTCTCCTATAATAGGTTGACTGTATTGCCAGTCTCCTGTAGTATCTATAAAGTTAAGAATACTTAAACTGTATCTGCTACCATTTCTAAACAAATATATCATATTTTATGTCCATTTAGTTCTCCAAATACTACAATAATCACTATAAACTTTATGCAGCCAAGCATCAGAGAGATTAAATTCCGGATTACCTTTTATTTTAGCCTCTCTTACAAGCATAAACTTTATATACTTAAAGTGCATTAATGAAAGCTCTTCTAACTTATATACTTCCATTAAAAGCCAGTTAGCTGTTTTAGTACCTCTTAAAGCAATTTCTAAAGTATCATCTATAATAACATATTTACTATCACCTCTTTTAAGGTTATTCCATTTTTCTTCCTCAGTTAGTGGTCTTTGGTTAGCATGTCTTCTTTGTCTAGCAGCTAAATCAGTAGCTTGATTTAGTAGATCTTCCCAACTAGTAGTATTAGTAAGTCCGAGAGGATAACTAGGACTAGTTTCTTTTATATAAGTAAACTCTTCTAATATTTCTTGAAATAATTGTGTACTACCACCAGCATCAGGATGATGTTGTTTAGCTAACTGTCTATATTTAACTTTAACTGCTTCAAAAGAGACCTCTCCCCTGAAGTGTTTTATTGGTACTGTTTTAGTTCTCATTGTGCTGAAAGAGGATTTACTTTAACTCTTTGTGTTTTCTGCCATGACTTATATTCCCACCATACTTCTCTACTAAATTCATACGGTAGAAGAGCTACAACTTGTCTATATATTGGTTTAAGGACCAATACAGTTTTACTTTCAGGAAGATACTGTGTATATTTATTTGGTATCCCAAATTCTTCTACAGTATTTACATCTTCCCAAAGAAAATTAAGTCTATATACATGTTCTCTTCCATCTCCATCAGTATACACTGCCTGAATTTCAAAAGGAAGATCAAAATCTACTCTTTTATCCATAAGTACATTCCTTTCTCTTTAGTAATAATACCTTTTTTAATAAGTTCAGTGATACCTTTTCTAATCGTATACGTAGAAACGGATATTCCCACTGCTTGTAGAGAAAGAGCTATGGTTATTTCATCAAGTTTAAAAGGATTATCTAATCCAGTAGACGTTAGTATATAATACATTACATATCTCTCCTGTGTAGAAAGATTAATAAGATAAAGAGGATCACAACGTTTAACTCCTCCATAAGTATAACCAATAACAGAAGGTTCATTATTATGTGGTTTACCAAAAACAATAGTCCCTGCAGTACTAGATCTAGCTCCTGTTATAACTTCTGGTTCTACAGATCCTTTAATGCGTACAGAATCTAAAAGTTGTTTCTTTATTTCATCTTTATTCATTTTAGTTTTGATTTAATTTAGAAAATAAAAGTATCTTATCTGGTGTGACACCAGTTCCATCAGGATGAGGATCATGTACCATACCATTAGAATCAAATATAACACAATGATATATTCCTCTAGGTGAAGTACCAAATACTAGGAAATTACCATCAATAGAATATCCTTCTTTAGAATAAGCTTGAATAAGCCTACTAATAGCTTGTTCTTTTGGTTCAGGACTACTGATAGGAGTTACTAGTCCTTCATATTCATATCCTTTAGTTTGCATAAAGTCTATCACATATTGAAACCATTCAGTGGTGTCAAAGTATTTATGAAACTCAGGAACTTCTTCTATTGCTAGATTAAGAATAGAAGCAACACTAGCTCTTAAACAATCACCTCTTGTACCAGAGGTTTCATCATGGAATGAAGTTTGAAATACCTTAATCATGATCTTTATTTTTATGTAAAAATAATAGACCAGATTCTTATTAGCAATAATTTATGAGAATAAATTTACACAAAATAAAAAGAGACTCCTGCCAGAGAGTCTCAATTATTCACAAAAGGAGCAACGCTTCTTGTAATTAGCGTTATTCAAAGATACGATTTTTACTCCATATTAATATAGAGTAAATGGATAGTTTTATGCAAACGTTGTAGATTTGATTAGATAGACCTTCAGGGTGAACTCAGTAGTAAAGGGCGGTACGGATGAGGGAGATGTTGAGGCGTGAGGAGCGTTTGCCGGGTTTGGACCCCGATGTGAAGCCCCTTTTGCCTTATCGTCCTGCGGACAGCTAACAGCCGCTGGATGGATATATTTGTTCCGGAGACCTTCACAAATATATATGAAAAAAATGACATTTCCAAATTTGTCAAGCAGAAAGTTAAAAATATTTTTGAGGTTTGGAAAAGGCTTCTAGGGAAGTAAAATATTGTAACTTTGCACCCCTACTCAAAGTAATAAAACTGATACCCCCTATAACTTCTACGTCCATTAGTAATAGTAGTTCCATCTTTAATAGCTTTATGGTATCTAAGAACATCAGTTATTTTAGATCTAGAGATTTTAAGATCTTCAGCAGCTTCTTTAATAGAAGAATATTTAGTACAAAAAGTTCTAGTAACTGCAACTATAGGAGCAAGTTTAAATGGAACATCGTGAAGTCCTTCAGAATACCTTTGTTTAAGCGTTTTAGACAATCTACTTTTACTTTGTTCAGTATGTTTAAAACTTCCATTTTCTTCTATATAGCTTTTAGCAATTTCTGATAAAAGTTGTTTTGTTTCTGCAGTATGAGTTTTAATATATTTATTTTCTATATCCTTCTTATTATACTTATTAATAGTTTTATCAATTTCTTTTTGTTCTAATTCTCTATAGTTTAAATCATTTTCTTCTCTATGCAAAACAATAAATGTAAATTTAATTTCGCCATATTTTATAAAGTCTTGCTGAAGTTCAGTACAATGATGGATTCCTTTTCTAAGTCTTCTTTTATGATCACGCCATCTTTCATAAAAGTTTTTAGTGCTTCCAATATAACGTTTAGTAGTTTCAATACATTCAATACAGTATACACCAGATAAAATCATAAATTTAAAAATTTTTATAAATATACAAATTAAACTTAAATATCCAAAAATTTGGGTGTGGTTATCGGTATGGAGGTCCTACTACCTACAACCCCTCCTAAATTTTGGACGGAACATACCCGTCATGACAAAAGAACATTAACAATTAAACATCTATTATTATGGAAACTTCTGAAAAAATCTTAGTAGCAGGACACAGAGTTGTAAGCACAGGTCAAGTTTGTGTTATTGTAAAAAACGCTGTAAGTAAAAATCCTCTTTTTCAAGTACGTGCAACCAAAAATGGTTCTCTTTACTTGGTTAAAGGAATTACTCTTGAAGAAGCTAAAGCTGAATTACCATTAGGTAAAACAGTTGATGGTTTTAAATGGGGTAAACAAATACCTGCAGATAAAAACGGTACTGAACTTACAAATGTATATGAATTGGAGACTGTATAGTCTCCTTTTCTTTTACTATTTTCGTTCATAATAATAAGTATTATTGAGCTTTTGGTATAAAACTGTAGTTGTTTGGTGATAGGTAGAAAGAACTTTTCGTTTATTACTAGAAGTAGAAAGAACAGTTCCTCTATCTCACTCACTTACACTATTAAAACCTTCATAAAACTCTTCCTTTTCCTAATATATATTATTCTACTTAACCAAAACTACCATGAATATCCTCATAAACTCCATACTGTACTGGCTGATCTCAGGACTCATCTCCTATGATATAGCAATACAGCTCAAATACATCAAAGTAATAAACTTCAAAGTTCTGTACTACTTACTTCTAGGTCCCTTATGCGTCTTTATTCTGTCCACTAAAACAGAAAGAAACAAACCAGAAGAAATCGATTATAACAACTGGAAATACAATCCTGATACAACTAAATACTATGAAGTTTACGTTGATCATTTAATGCCAATGATAGTTCTTCAGACAATCAGTAAGCATGAGTTTACTACTAAAGAACAAGAAATGTGGACTTTTTATTCAGGACCATCTTTAATACGTGCTGCTGATGAGTATAATAAACTCATTAAAAGACATCCTTATTATAGTAGATATATTGATCCTGAGATTACAACTGAAGTAACAAACATGATACCTAATATTTAATACCTATGAAAAACACTTGGTTTGCACTGTCAGTATTTCTTTGTGCTTGCTTATTACTAGCAGTTATCACTGAGATACATCTTCTTTATAAAACAAAAACACAAAAAGAAGAAATAACTATCCTAAAAGAAGGAATTAAAGCTCTACAGACTAGACATATCAATGATAGTCTTACTATTAAATCCCATGAAAGATTTGAATGGGATATACTTACTAAACTCGATTCTCTTAACAAAAACATAAACAACTAAACATCATGAAATATTCTACAAACTTCTATTATAACATTACAGCATTAGGTGCTTTTGTTATACTCGCTGTTACTATTCACTCTTTTTATTCAGTGTTAGGAATAGCATAAGATATTGCCCATCCAATAGCTCTGGTATAGCCAGCCTTTTTTGTACGTTTTATGGTATTTAAAAACGTACAAAACTTTTTATTTCTTAACCTTAAACTAAACCACATGAAAACACTCTTTGAAGACAGTATTATAAAAGTTTATATGAATACTTCTGATGAAGTATTTGTTTTAAACAAACAGACTCAGGTTGCACTAAGAATAAGTGCTTCTTATATTAGTACCACTCTTACTTTTGATGGTATAGTAGTACCATCAAGTATTAATGGTAAACCTGCTTTTATGTTCAAAGGGGAATAAATTATTCCTCTTTTCTTTTTAATCTTAAACTAAACATTATGTTCTTAGAACTTTATATAACTGGTTGTGTAATTATGCTTGGATTTAGCATAGTTATAATAATAAATATAATGAGAAGAAAAAGTAAATTAAAAGAACTTACTTTTACCTCAATCGTGCTTGGTATACTAACAGCTTTAGCTATGACTTCATTATCATGGCTTTGTGTTGGATTTATATTAGCTAGTATTAGAGAAGATACAAGTCGTATAAATGATATATAAAATATAACTCTTCTGCTTGAAGACAAACAGTATATTAGGCTGTGAAATGACACAGATTGGAACTCAAGAACTTCTTTTGGTACATCTAAATATATGGCTGTTCCAGCAGTTAATGTTTGTTGTAGAGGTAATTTGTTAAACTCTTAAATGGGTTACCTATTATTCCACTGGAAAATTGGACAGAGGAGTTTTTTAATTCTAAACTTTTAACACTATAAAGCAAAGCAAATATGAAAAAGCAAGGCAAAATTAAAGCAATTCCAGTTAAAGAAATAACTAAAGGAATACAAGTCTTATGGGAAAATTGTATGAAGGGTTATATCTACACTATAATAGATGTAGATGAAGACCATTTTGTACTTAAATCAAAAAACACACAATCATTCCGATTAAGTAAACTACATAAAGCCTCAATTCAAACACTTGTCGTTGAGTTTAAAACAGAAGTAGTAAATACACTGAGTGGAAGTACTAAACGTTTAACAGATCAAATTCCCCTTAAATTTTCACAGTGGCAAGCTGCCATTGATAACGATGAAGTTGATACTAATAAAGAAGTTATATTTCAGATTAGTGCTACTAGAAGCACTAAGCCGTGGGAATGGTATGCTAGAATTATTCCATCTAAATCTAAGGTCGTAATAGATAAATCTATTATTGATAATATTATCAAATATTGTGAAGATAAAGCAGTATATGATAAACTTGGACAGTATGGAGATTTCTATTACAAACTAAAGTCTGTTACTAAATAATAAAAACTAATAACTCTCTTCCAATTTGCAGGCGATGATATTTTATAAACCATGTATTCGACATATTAAAGGTTTATAGTCACGACTTCAAGGTGCAACCTTGAGAGAGTTATTTTTTTTTAACTATTAATCATAAAATTTATGAGTGTAAAAGTTAAAAACATAGAACATCATTATATAAATGATACTGTAGTTCCAGTGGTGAGAGGTAAATTAGTATTTTTAGGTATACCTTCAGCTAATAATCATTTATTTGAAATGACTATCTTTACAAGGTTTTATGGAAAATTTCCTATAATAATTTCTGAAATAGAAGCTCCATTAGAAGGAGAAAGATGTATTACTCCTGAAGGACATCCTGATACTTTTGGAATGGATTATAGAGCATGCTATACAACTGAACAAATAAATAGTTGTAAGAAAATATTAGTTTTTCATGATCAACTTTCTCCTACTACTGTTAGAGAAATAGTAGATGAAAAAATTAAAGAAGGAGATGAAGTTTTTATACAATGTGAACAAGAATGTCAAGGATATGATGTTTATTTTGTGATAAAAACTAATTCTTTTAATTTTGCTTTTATTCATCCTATATCAAAAACTGGAGTTGAAGCAACTCTTGGTGTAGGAACTGGTGACACTAATTTATTTGTTCATGGTTCTTATGAAGCTATTAAGGCAGTTCAAGAAAAATTACTTAAACTTGAAAAATTGGAAAGAACTATTGAATTACTAAATAGTCTTCTTCCTGAAACCATGAATATGATTAAAGAACTTAATATATAATTTATGAGGATCATTATCCAATTTAGACATAGTACTAAGTATGTAATAGAATTAGGATATAATACTAGACTCTTTATAAATCCTTATCTTATTACTGTTCTTAAAATTGAGTATACTACAACTACTCATCAGTATAAAACAGGTAAAATTCTTCATCAGTGGATAAAACATTATAAATATTAACCCTATGAAAATGTTTTTATGGGTATGTAAATCTAAACCTTCTGCTCCTACTAAAGAGTTAAGAACTATGGTTTCTAAAACTATTGTAGATATGGTTGAACTTAGTCAAGTTTTTCCTAATATTTATAAAGTTCTTAGAAGAGAGATTTTAGAAGGTGAACGTGATGAAGATGCTTTTCCTAATAGACATTCAGGTAATTATAGTATAATAAATTAAAAAATTATGAGTATAGATATGGAAGGAGTATTTTTATACATGCAAGATTATGATAATGCTGATTTACCTGATGGTGCATGGCAAGCTCAACTTGAAGATGCAGTTGAAGAATACAACTGTGAGCATGATACTGATTATGATCCTTATAATACTTTTATAAAGTATTGTCAATGGCTAAATAAACAAGATATGTAATTAAATAAACTTATGACTTTACTTGAACTTAACTTATTAACAATCCTATATTTTGTGGGATTTTCTTTTTGCTACTATAAGTTTAATATGGCAAAAGATATGAAAGATTATGATACACCATTTTGGATAAAAATAGTCTTATTAATAGTGCTATTTACATTTTGGCTACCTGTTACATTTGGTATAATAGCTAAAGCAATTTATACTGCACTGTTTGAATTAGACTGGACTAAATAAAAACCTTCATCTCTAGCCATTTCAAAGATGGCAACTTTATTTAGGTGTTTAAGAAACACAGTACCATCATTAGGTGGATTTATACTATAAAGTAAATAAAGTAGATTTGATGACACAGTAGTAGTAAACTGGTAATGTATTTATATCATGTATAAATAAAAGTCCAGTTTCTACTGTGTAAAAACCATAGAGATGAAAACAAACCCCTAGCTATTTAACATTATGAAAACAACTATTAAAGTTTGGAATAAAGAAGACAAAGAAATAGGTGTTATACCCATACCTACAGGTATTGATAAAAATGATTTAAGTTTTGTAGATGTACATAATACTATTAAAATAAATAATATTGTTTATAAATATGATCAAAAATATAATGTTTATATAGAAGAAGAGATAGTAGATATGACCAAAGAATTTATTTCTTCAGAAGTAAAACAAGGATATACAAAAGAAGAAGTTTCTAAGTTTCTTAGACAGTTTTTATTTGATCTTAGTTTTGAACAAATTGTACAAACAGATAAAACTATGTATCAAATAATAGACTTAGCTGATACCTGGGTAAATGAAAATCTTTAATTAGCTAACATTATGTCTAAATATGATATTAAAGATAGAATATGTAGACAACTATTAAAGATTTCTGTTGGTACAATTATATATACATCTTTAGCCTACAGAGAAGATAGAAAACGTCCTAGACTTAATTATTTATAAAGTTTAGGTTATTTTAAACAAGTTGGTAAATTCATTTTTATAAGAACTGATAAAACAATTACAGCTATTAATCAATAAAAATATTATGGGAACTGATATACATTTAATAGTAGAAGTAAAAGAAAATGGTAATTGGATAAGAAATCCTAAATCTATTTTTCCTAATCCTTTTCATACTCAATATAAAGAGCTTCTTAAAGAAGCTATTCTTGAAAATGATCAAGAAGATATAGACAGATATACTAAAGGATTAAATAAGGAAACTGAATTTAATACTTATCCAGATGATGGTAGAAATTATGATTGGTTTGCTGTTATAGCCAATGTTAGAAATGGATTTGGTTTTGCAGGAGTAAAAACATCTGATGGTTTTTCTTATATGACTGATTGTAGAGGCATACCAAAAGATAGTACTATTACTAGTGAAGAATTGGATGACTATTGCCTTGGAGACCATAGTAGAACTTGGATTTCTTTAGAAGATTTTGAAAAATTTGATTGGAATCAAGTTGTGCTTAAAACAGGTGTTATTCCTTTAGAAAAGTATGAAAAACTAAGAGTATCAAGGGAAACCCCTGAAATGTGGTCTGGTATTATAAATAGTTCAGATATTGTTACATTATATGAATCTGAAGCTGATGCTATTCTTGATGGTAAAGTTGTTTCTAATGCAGATATTAGGTATATGGTTCAATATAACTGGACAGTAATTTATAGAGAATGGTTTAAACATAAACTAGAAAATTGGGTTGAACCACTTAAACAACTTGCTAAAGATTATGAAGATGTAAGAATTGTTATGGGATTTGATTCTTAATAAAAAAAATTTATGAAACCTGATGTTTCTAAACTAAATATAATGAGATTGGTAGATGCTATTAAGGTATTACCAATACCAGAATCTGTAATAATTGCTGCATTAGATGATCTTAAAGATGTGGTAGAGAGAAGTGTAAGTAATGATGATATACTTTATGAGCAATCACAATTAAGTATTAAATTTATTTGTAGTCATGGTTTTGTCTGGACAATTACAAAAAATGGTTATCATTTTTGGGCTAAAATTTACGAATTATTATAAAACTTATGAAAAACTTAACACACGTAATTATAGTAATGATAATGCTAGGCTTATTATTACTAACATCTTGTACAAGTACACAACATATTTGTCCAACTTATCAATAATATGGGTACATTACTAGGGTATATTATAGTGGTGGCTATAGGAGTAGTTATAAAACTACTCTTACTAGCTACTGAAGTTAATAGCAGTTATGACTATTACATTCAATATCCTACTTATAGATTTTTTCATTTTATGAGTAGTGCTTTAATTGCTGTAGGAACTACAATTTTATTATTGATTTTATGCAGCAGATAGAAACAAAGTTATATGATTTAATAGAATATAGATGGGACTACTATTTAAAGAAGTTCTTTAAAGTAAAAACTCATTTATATAATAAACCGTATTCTCTTTGCGTTGGTGAAAAGAATAAAATTCTTTTTCACACACCTCCTCCTAAAAGTACTAGATTTAAAATAGTACTTAATGGTGCTAAACAATATTCTAATCAGTTTAAGGATGAGATTAAGAAAACTATAGAGAATAAATCCACTCAACTAACATTATATTAATATGATAACAACTGATAAAGACTATCGTAATGATAGAGAAATTATTGCTGATATAAGAAATACAACTAATAGGTATGTTGATAGACTAAGAGAATTAGAAGAAGAAATATTTCATTCTCCTAGACATACAGTTAATAAACTTAAAGCAGGTAATAAAATAGAAGCACTTATTTGTGCTGCAAAAGATGGATTTGATACTCATTTTACAAATGAATCTTATTTTTAATTATGGCTCATTACATTAATATGGGTATTGCATTTATAGATAATTTTAATTCTAATGCATGTCCTCAAGGTGGTGAACATGATGAATTAGGAAGTGTACTAATGTATCGTACTCGTAGAGGAGAAATAAGATATATTAGTGAATCTAAATATTATTTAGATAATACTTATTTTCCTAAACCTATTCATCGTAGAATGAGAATAACTGGAGGTTCTGTTGCTTGTAGTAAATGTGGTACACCTTTTATTGAATCACATAATCCTAATTTTTATGAATAAACTTGTAAATTATCTCAGAACTAAACGTATTTTTAAATACTTTAATGGACACTTAGGTTGGTTTTCATTCTATTTGTTTCAGGATGGTAGATGGACTTTTGGTATTACTCTTGATATTAATGGTTATCCTCTTGTAGCTTTTGATTTTTTCTTTATTCATTTAGAGATAGAACTACCAGTTAACTTGTATCGAACTAACTACAGGATAATATTTCAAAATGTATTTAACGCTTTTCTCATATTATTAATCTTTATAGTATGGTTAGCTATATATCTAAAAGAATAGTATTTCTATTCTTATTAATTTTAACTATTAGTTGTGCTCCTATTTATACCTATACTTTTACAAATGTAGATACAAAGGAGATACACACTAATTGGAGTAGAATACCTTATGAGGTTGGAGATACAGTTATTATGATACCTAGTGGAAAAAAGTTTTATATATTAGAGCGTCATGAGTACTAAATATCCTACAACTCGTACTCTTAGAATTTATATGTTTAGATTTAAACATATAAATACTGGAAGTATAAAAATAATTTTTGCTCCTAATATTGAAGTAGCTTTTGAAGAACTTTCTGATATGGTCCCTGATTTTAATCTTTGGAAGTTACTTTAGTTTTTGTAAATTTGCTGAGTAAAAATTTATAACAAAATTATGGCAGCAATCACAATCGTCTACAATCGAACTAAAGAAGGTGAAACACAAGAAGAAATTATTAAAAATATTTGTGTTGGTCTTGGCTATCAGGAAAAAGTTCCTTATGTAAAAGATGCAAAAAGAGAACTTATTGATAATCCTATTACACCTTATCAATTTATTACTAATAATGTATCCGAGTATCTCGAAAGACTTTATCTTAAAGGTGGTGCTTCTTTAGCTCAATCTAAAGCTTTGGAAGATTTCTATAAAGAAAATCAACCTAAATAGTTATTTAAAATATTAAAGATAGTCCACATATTCTTTAAAGACGTTCTTTGATGTGGAAATCCTGATTTATCTTTTTGCAAAAGGCAGTCCTCACATACTGCCTTTTCTTTTTACCCTAAAACTTTATGGAAGAATTTAAAGAAGCCTTTAAGAACTGGATAGAATCTAGTCATGGTGTCATAGCTGGCTCTTTTTTCAAACAATCTACTAGTATATTTACTGATCTTGATGAACTTAATTTCATTGTATGGTTTAGACAATTATATAAAGAAGAAGCACAATTAAGAATGGTTGATTCAGATATAATGCTTGTATTATTTGAGAATAAGTTTGACGAATGGTATGAAACTATACGATATGAAAGAATTAATGAATATTCAAAAGAATAGAAAATATGATTTTTATTGCTAAAGACCATACTGGTACTATTATAGGAATAGTATCAGCTAATAGTATTGAAAGTGTTAATGCTTACTTTCAAGGAAAAGATGATCTTCCCCATTCAATAACTAAATTTGAAGAAGGAGTAGAAAACCAAGAACTAGGATATGTAACTCCTATTCTTAAAACTCAGAAAATTACTCATTATAATAGTCCTTCTTCTGGTAGAATGGTAATATAATGACTTATATCCTGCTTCTAGAGAAAGTATCCTTAATATTATTGTAAATCTTAAACTTAAAATTTAATGAAAGACAGAATTGAACAAAAAGATCCTAGGTATGTAAAACATATTAACAGGAAAGATGCTAAGAAAGCTGGTATTTCTGCTCCTACTAAAATACATCCTAAGATGCAACAACATATCACTGCTATGTCTCCTAAACTATACGGAGGCGGTGTTGTAGTGGGAGATAAAAATACTCCATATAGTAATGGGAGAGTAAAAAGAAAAACTACTCAAGTTATTTATGATAAAAAGAAAAAACGTCGTGTAATTATCACTCATAAACTCTATAACCGTGAAAGTAAGTAAAACAACAGTCATCATAGAAGAACTCTCTGGAATAGATTTGGTGAATATACTAAAAGATTATTTTGAAAAGAAAGCTCCTGGACTTATTCTAAATCGTGGTGATATACAAATAGCTCTTTATAATACTCCAAAAGAGCCAGATACTAAATCAATTCCTTTTCCTACTCTTACTGTTCTTGAATATAGTCATACAGAAGTAGTAGATATAGAAGATAAACTTCCTCTTCCTCCTAAGAAAAAATAATAACATCTAAAACAAATTAATAAATTAAACATCCAATTATTATGGTAAAACTAGTTGAATTATCTGATGTACGTACCGCTAAAGATGGTCGTAATTTCTTTGTAGCTTCTTTTCGTGCCGGTTTCGGACAAAGAGCTGTTAAACGTACCTTTTGGGAACAATTTCAGCGAGATGCTGATGGTAAACCTACAGGTAAAAAGTATTGGGAACGTGCTAGCTATCAAGAAGCTCTTGAACTTCTTAAAACTAAAGAATCTATTGAAGGTTCTTGTGTAACTAAAAAAGTAGAATCTTATTATCTTAATGATCGTGCTGTAAATACTTATTCTACTGTCGTTTTTCCAGATGAAAACGAAGTAACAGTATTTGCTAATCAGAATCATCCCATTGTAGATGAAGTTACAGGAGAAATTCTTGGTAAACGTCCTTCTATAAGTATTGCCCCTAATACTCAAGCAGTTTCTTCAGTTGAAGTTACTGCTTAATTGATTTAAAGTAGAGAATGTTTAATTCTCTACTTCTTTTATTCTTAATTATTAACTACCTTTAAAACTTTCTCCTATGATACCTGTATGGATAACTAAAAATCGTGGTGCAATAAGATTGTGCCAAATGACAACTAAGCATATTATTACAGCATTTTTATCTATCTGTAATAGAGAATATGCTACTTTTATTAGAGTTAATAGAGAACAAGCTATCTTAGATGCTGAAAGAGAGGCTCTTGATAGAAAACAAACAGAACTTAACAAACTATATAAAGAACTAAATACTTTTCAGAAACTTAAAAAGGATTTACAAGAAGAAGCAGAACGTAGGGGAGAAAGTGTTGTATATCCTGATCAAGTTACCAGTAGTTCTCAGTATGGACCGTATTTTGAGGCTGAAAGAAAGACAAAAGCATTAGTTGTAGCTAGTGTATAGGTGAGGGGAATAAGTTAGGTTAAGGAGAGGTTACAACCTCTCCTATTTTAATACTTCTACCATGAATATCATAAGAAATATTGAAACTAACATAGATAATTTTAGAAATAAACTTGGAAATTTTTCTATTAATTATCCTAATGTTTTTGGTTTGCTTTTAATGATAGTAACTATGATAGTGACTTTTACTAGTCTCTGTTTTATCATTAGTTATTTATTTTAAGATGTTTCACTAACCCAATTTATTATGAAACTTTTATTATTAATGTTTTGTTCTTCGTTATTTCTTTCTGCTAATTCTAATAGAAAGAAAGTTGAGTTTCTTACAGTTTTAAAACCTGTAGAAATATATTTTGGTTATGGAGGTATACCTCTTAAAGATATTAAACAAGTTATTGGTAAGAGAGAAAGTAATAATAATTATCTTGCTGTTAACCAATTTGGTTGCTTAGGTAAATACCAGTTTACTAAACAAACCCTCAAAACTTTAAATATTAACCCTGACTACTTTCTCTATAAGCAGACTCTACAAGAGGAAGCAATGGATAAACTCCTAGATCATAACTATGAATATTTAAGAAAGAAAGACTTACTTAAGTATGTAGGAAAAGAGATAGAAGGTATTTATATAACAGAAGCTGGACTACTTGCAGCAATACATCTTCTAGGTGGAGCTTCTGTTAAAGATTATTTAAGATCTAATGGTAGTATGAAAGAATATTATTTTACTAATAAACATGGACGTAAAATATTTATTCGTAAGTATGATGGTAATAAAACTAGTATTAAAGAATACTTAAATTTATTTAATAATGATAAAAATTGATATTATTCAAGCTAAAATCTCTTGGGTTTATCCAGAAGATTTTAAAAGAACTACAGTTTGTGTTTTAGAATCTTATGATGGTGCAATTATAGCAAGAGCAGATGTTACTGCTAGTCATAAAGATAAATATAATAAAGAAACTGGTAGAAGAAAATCCCTTAAAAAGCTATTGTTGAAAGTTTTTCCTGGTGAAAATCATTATCAATTTAGAGCTGCTATTTGGGAAAAATATAGAACACTAACAAAAATACCAAGATGGAAAACCAAGTAATTCAATTTACACCTGCTATATTGTCTTCATATTTATTTCAAATAGTTGTTGCTATTTGTGTAGCCAGATTATGGTGGGTAGTAATAGACAGACTGTTCAAAAAATAATTATGAAAATTCCTATACCAGTAGTAGATTCTCTTAATATACCTTATTGTAGATATTGTGGTCAACGTATTTTAAGTAGACACAATACTAGTAGTCTTTTAAAAATGTATATAGGAGATGATACTACTTATAGAGAATATTATCATGATGATTGTATTACACTGTTTCCAGACAGCAGTAAAGAAGTTCCTAAAGGATGTATTAGATTTGAATGCAAAATAATTCAAGTTCATAAATTCCATGTTAAAGTAAAGATACAAAACAGAGAATTTCTTGTTCAAAAAGGAACTATTGGAATATTAAAAGGAAAATGTTTGTACTATAATAATATGATACAAGTTGATATTCCTAAGTTTATAGTAGATGTATTAAAACTTGAGTACTTATGAAAGGTATAGAAGATATATTACTTACAACACTACGATCAGCTTATGAAAATGGTACTATTAATGATGGTGGTATAAAAGGGGCAGAAGATTGTGTTAAAGAACTAGTTAAAAGAGAAGGTGAGTTAATTCATAAAATGATAAGTTTTCATGGAATTAATATTAGTGAATTGATTGCCAGAAACTATAGTTTGACCATTAGACCTTATGATGAACGGCAATGGATAGTAAAAGTCTTTAAAGAAAGCAAAGATTTACAACCGACTAGGTCTTGGATTAATTCTTTTGAGGTTATTTGCGGACGAACAATAGATGATATAAATAACGCTACTGAAAAAGCGATAGATGGTTTAACTCAATTAATAAATAGTCATGTTTAAAGTATAAGAAAGGTATATTAGAATAAGAATATACCTTTCTTAGAATCTCTCACTGCTTGCTTGATTTCGGCAATAGCTTTCTCTTTCCAAGATTGTGCTTTCATGGCTTCTAATTGTTTTTGTTTCAATATTTGTTCTTTCTTTAACATGGTGTAAAGGTAATTAAATTGATAATATGGATCAAACTAAACCTATAATTTTTCTTACTGATCGGGAAGATCATGGCGAGCTAATCTATAGAACTCCTAAAATCTCTGTAACTAAAGACGTAGAATTGCTAAACACTTATCTAAAAAAGTGTGCCGGATTCTACGGATATGATATTGAGACAAATGACAACCGTTTTTATACTACTGACATAGTGTTGGTCAGTATTGGGGATGCCGATAATCAATTTGTTGTAGATGGAACTTCCCAATTGTTTCCGCTGGTCAAACAAGTACTGAATGATCATAATAAACTTATGGCAATTGGTCATAATATAAAATTTGATTATGTGCATTCTAAAACTAACGGAATTTTCTTAGGTCCTGTTTTTGACACAATGGTTGCTGAACAGAGGATATGTTTAGGACTAGGAGAAACAGCCAATCTTTTTGATGTTTATCAAAGAAGATTAAAAAGAAGAATGGCTACTGATAAAGATATTCGAAATGAATTTGTTGGTATGACCAAACGTTCTAGATTTGAATATAAGCATATTGCATATTCAGCTACTGATATTAGTGGTATTGTAGATATAGCTAGAGTTCAAAGAGAATTACTTAAACAAACTGGTCAATATGAATGGATTAAAGAAAATGAGTTTGGTCTTATTCCAGTATTAGGTGATGCAGAACTTGAAGGAATACAACTTTATGAAGATCAGTGGAATGTTATTATAGCAAAAAGGAAAGAAGAAAAATTTAAAACTGAACTTTTTTTAGATAAAGAGATGGGTAATCTTTTAAAGAAACCCATAAAAGAACGTAAAAAAGTTACTGTGTATGCTTTAGATTTATTTGGAGCAGAACCTACTGAAATAGAAAACAAAAATACTAAGCATCTTAACTATAATTCTTCTCCTGCTGTACTTGATAAACTTAGACAAGTTTTACCGAAAGTTCCCCAGCTTAAAGAGAAAGGAAAAGAGTTGAAAGATTCACTTAGAGAAGCTGCTATTCAACAATATATAATAGATAATCCTGAAACTATAGCTAAAGATTTTCTTCAAAATTATATTATTTTTAAAGAACATGATAAGTTTCTTAATAGTTATGGTAAAAAGTTTCTTCATTCTGAGTTTGTTAAAACTAAAAAACTAGAAAGAGGATATAAAAATCCTATAACTGGTAAAGTTCATACTTATTATAAACCTTGTAGTACTGATACTGGTAGATTAGCTTCTGGTGATGTAAAATCTGGATTATTTAATAGTCAACAATTACCCAGAGAGCAAGAAGTTAGATCATGTTTTGGATTAACTAAAGAAGAAATAGCTCAAGGATATTATTTAACTTCATGTGATCTTACAGGAGCTGAAGCTGTTATTATGGCAGCATTAGCTAATGATGAAGTAATGTATGATTTAGCTATTGTTAAGGATGATATACATTCTCCTGTAGCAACTGAATGTTGGCAAGCTGTTTATAATTATAGAGTTCAAAGAAATAGAGATCTAACTATTAAAGATTCTTTAAGAAATTCTTATACATTAACTGCTGATTTTCTTGTAAATAAAAAGGTAAACAAGTTATTAAGAACTGACTTTAAGTCGTTTACTTTTGGTACTGTTTATGGAATGAAGAATAATAAAGGTGCTCAAACTTTAAATATACCTAAAGATGAAGCACAAGTTATGATTGATACTATTAGACGTAAGTTTCCTAAAGTATTTGCTATGGTAGAAGAAGCTGCAAAACTTGCGTTTATAGATGGATATGTTATTTTTAATTCAGTTTCTAATAATAGACGTTGGTTTAGACCTGTATTAGCTATTAAAGATGCTTTTAATTTATATAATGAAGAACGTTATAAAATTTATAATAAAGTTCAAAGTGAACTAAAATTTAGTGAAATATCTGATATTGAAGGTGCTGCTAGAAATTGTCGTATTCAAGGTACTCAAGCAGATATGATAAAAGAATCTATGGTACAAATTAATAAAGCATTTGTTAAAAAGAATGTTTCAGGTAAGATACTTTTAACTGTTCATGATGAACTTGTGGTTAAACATAAAGGAAAAGAATTTTCTTCTGATGTTGGAGAAATTATGACAAATACAGCTAATAGGTATCTTTTACCTTATTCATCTTCTATTAAGATGAAAGCTGATGCACAATGTGGAACCTTTTGGATACATTAAAATGGAAAAGAAAAGATTTAAAGTTATTTTACAACATAGTTATTCTATAGTTGAATTTACAAAAGCTAATGCAATTAGTATTGCTAAAGATAGTCTTAAAGATACTATAAGAAATTGTTTACTTCTAGAGGGAAGTAGTTCTTCTAAAGAAGTTAATAATATCATAGATACTTTTGGAATACTAGTTAAAGAAGAACAACTAAATAATAACATTGTAGCAAAGCCAGATTTACAATCTGATATAGATACTTTATTAGAACCAGATAGAAAGAAAGAAAAAGTAAAACAGTTTGTAGAGGAGTACAATAAATTAGTACAAAAATATGACTTAGGAATAGTTGCTTCCTCAGATGAAATTGGTTCTATAGTTGCTACAATAGATAATAAAGAACTTTATATTAAATATCTGGAAAATAACTTATTTTTGTCTAAAATTAAACTATAAGATATGGCAATTGAAATTCAAAAAGGTATTCCGATTCCTGAAAAACGGAGAGTAATGAAAGAAGCTTCTGAAATTACTAAAGCTCTTAAAACCATTGAAGTTGGTGATAGTTTTACTATTCCATTTTCAGATAAGAAAAAAGTAGAAGCTGCTATTAACTCTATTAGAAAAAAAGAAGATAAAGCTTACATTTTTTCTGAGACACAAATACAAGAAGGAGAATTAAGAGTGCATAGAGTACCTGATACTCCTAAAAGACCTAGATTTAAAGGATGAATATATGAGAGAACCAGATCAATATCTAAAGTATTTGTTACATATTGAAAATCATTTTAAAAATTCTTTAACTCCTGTATCTTTCCAGTGTTCTGGAGGTACATATTATATTCCTGCTGAAATTTTAGAAAATGTAACTAAAAATAACTTAGATACTGGTTTACGTCTTTTAACTCAAGATGTTAGTATTATGGAAGTAGGAGATTATTATACAGATTGTTTATTATTTGAAAACTGTGATAGTCCTGTTCCTATTGTAATTATGTCTTATATTTTTTCAAATTAAGTATGGAAGATCTACTCGTAACCCCCGAAGAACTACATAAAAAAGCTGCTCTTTTAAGACATTCGAAATGGGTAACACAAGAATGTAGTGAATGTGAAGCTAAATTAGGTTATATTTTTGATGGAGATAAAGTTTGGTTTAATTTAGGTTGTAGATGTGAAAACAGTTTAAATCAAACTACTTTATCTTCATGGAAATCTGTAGCTGCTGAAGTAAATAGTTTACTTAAAACAAGTGCAGCAAATGAAGTTAAACAATTTTGGAAGCTATGACTTTAACTAATCTTAAAATTGAGTATGACTCTTTATATTCTTTAGATAAAAAAGGTAAAATAAGAGTATTCTCGCTTCATGTAACTCCTAATGATATAGGAGAATATGTAATAATATCTGCTTCTGGATTACTGGAAGGTAAAACTACTACAACAACTACAAGAATAACTCAAGGAAAAGCTGGAAGAAATATTGAAGAACAAACTAAATTGGTAGCTGATAGTATCTATAATGATAAAAAACTAGAAGGCTATAAAAGTGTTAACACTTTAAAAGAAAGAGCGATAGCACTTGGCATAGATTTAGAGGAAAATTCAAATGATTTTAAGTTACTTCTTAAGTCTTATTTTAAAACTTTAGGAATTACTTATAATACTACTCCTTCTTGGCTTCCATTACCTATGTTAGCTTCTAAGTGGAAGGATATAAAGAAGAAAGTAGTATATCCTGTTGCTGTTCAACCTAAATTAAATGGAGTAAGATGTTTGGCTCAATATAATACTGAAACTAGCGAAGTTATATTAAGTAGTAGAGGAGGAATTACTTATAATATATTTCATATTAAGAAACAACTAGAAGACTATTTTGCTATTAATCAAAATTTAATTCTTGATGGTGAGCTTTATATTCATGGAAAACCTCTTCAAGTTATTAGTGGTGAAGTACGAAAAGAAAAAGATTGTTCACCTGATATAGAATTTCATGTTTATGATGTTTTAGATACTAAGGCATCTCAAGGACAACGATTAAATGATTTACGTATTCATACTTTAGTTCTTAAAACTCAATTTAAAGCTACTCACATAAAACCTGTTGGTCATTATATGGCTGATGATGAGTCTGAAGTCAAACTTTATCATGATGACTATGTTTCTCAGGGTTATGAAGGAGCTATAATTAGACAATTAGAAGGTAAGTATGAAGTATCTTTTAGATCTAATAACTTAATTAAAGTAAAAGAGTTTGAAGATGAAGAATTTGAATTAATTGGTTGTACCATTGATCCTAATAAGACTGTAGCAAATTCTTTTGTGTTTATATTAAAAAATAATATAGATGATCAGATTTTTAGTGCTAGACCTAGTGGAACAGCTAAACAAAAAGAAACTTGGTATCAAAACAGAGATTGGATAGGTAAAAAAGCTACTGTACGATTTCAAGAAAGAAGTACAGGTGGTTTACCTATACAAGGACATGTTAGAGATACTGATTCAGATTGTTTAATTATTAGAGATTATGAGTATAAACGTTAATGAAAATGGTTATATAGATATGACCATTAAAGAACCTAGTCGTTCTCAGTATGAATCTTTTAAACAAGAATTATCTAGAGAGTTAAAAAAGCACTTTATAATAAGAAGATTATTGAAACAATTAAATGTTTTTGAACTTGAAATAGATAATTTAAAAGAAAGATTAGCTGAAGCTAAACGTATAAGTATTCTTCCAAAAGAAGAGTATATAGAATTTATGGAAGATATAAAAATTAGAAAGAATGCTAATATTAAAAAGTTAGAATCTGAAAATAAAAAACTCCATAAAGAAGTTAAAAAATTAGTCGAGGAAATTACCATGCTTAAAGTTAAGTATGGTGAAATAAATAACACATGAAAGGTTTTGAATCTAAAAATGTAGAGATTTCTTCTAATAGTAATTTAGAAGGAATTGATCTTTCTATAGATCAAAAAGATATGGGTTTTATATTTGATATAATGTTCAATCAAATGTACAGAGATCCCATAGGTTCTGTTATAAGAGAAATAACTAGTAATTGTTTTGATAGTCATCAAGAAGCAGGAGTAAATGAACCTGTTATTATAGAATTTGGTGATGATGATGGAGGAAATTATATAATTTTTCAAGATTTTGGAGTAGGTATATCTCCAGATAGAATGAAAAATATATATTCTAAACCTGCTAGTAGTACTAAACGTAATAGTAATGATCAAATAGGTTATTGGGGTCTTGGAAGTAAGAGTCCTTTAGCTTATACTGATAGTTTTGAAGTTATTACTAATCATAATCAAATTAAATATCATTATATTGTTCATAAAGGTGAAAGAGTCCCTAGAATAGAAAAGTTTGATGAGTCTACTACTGATGAACGAAATGGTACTCAAATTAAAATTTATATTAAAGAAAGTGATAGGTATAAATTTATAGATAAGATACCACAACAATTAAGATATTTTGATAATGTTTATGTTAAAGGAACATCTTTAGTTAAAAATGACTACAGGATTCACATAGGAGATACTTTTAAGTTTAGAAATGATATCGATACAAATGAATTTCTTCATATTTGTATAGGTAAAGTGTGTTATCCTATTGATTGGAATAAACTTGGTATTCCTCCAATTAACTTTCCGGCAGGATTGAAATTTAATATTGGTGAACTTCCTATAACTCCTGAAAGAGAATCTATTAGATATGTAGCTATCGAAAAAGAAGATGGTACTTTTGTAGAAACTTCACAAATTATTTTAGAAAAAATAGAAGCTTTTAAACAAGAGATAAAAGAGTTAGCTTCTTCAGTAGAAACAGAGCATAATAATCTTGTAGATTACTATGACAATAAAGAAAGTGTCTCTTATATTGGATTACTGGATAGAGTAATTAATGTAGATCAAATTGTAGAAAGAAAAGAACATAGTTATACTCCTGTAGCTTCTTTAGGTATTAAACTTCCCGAAAATCCTTATTTTGAGTATGAAATACATAAAACGCTAACCAGAGATAGAAAAATAGTTAATATAGAACCATACAATAGAAAAAGATTAACTCATAGAATATTAACTAATAATCTGGTTGTAAGAGAAACTACTCCTAGTGGAAGATATAAGTCTGTTAAACTTGCTTATTTAAATAAACTGAGAGAAGATTTAGGAAAAGAAGCTGTTGTATTTGTAACTAAAAAAGAAGAGCCTGCTTGTCTTCGTAAGTATTTAACTTTTCCAAAAGTTAAGAAAATAGATTATGCTACTATGCCTAATAAGCTAAAGATAGCACAAAGATATTCTGAAGCAATTAAAAGAGAAGTTATACTTAATAGTTATGAATATGAATCTATAGAAGTTCCTCAAGACTATATAAACTGGTGGGAAGAACATACTAAGATTCATAAAAGAAAAGTAACAGCTAAAGATGAAGAAATTATAGTAGATTATGTAGCTTATGAAATTGCTAAAGTAAATAGAAAGAGAGCAATTAAAATAAGTGAATTTCAACAAAAACCTGCTATTATTTACGGTTTTTCTAAAGATGAAGATTTATTGGAAAAGTATAGTATATTATTATCTATACCTTTTAAAGAAATCTTTATTTACAGAATAAACATACGAGATGAAAAACACTTTATTACATTACCAAACTCAATAAATGTCAGATCACTTATGAGTAATAATCCTATTTTCAGAAAAATAGCTAATTCAGCTATTGTTAAAAAATCTCCTATTTGGGATAACTATTCTTTTACTGTTGGAGGAGATATAAGAAAACCTTCTTCCAGGATGCGTTTAGAACAAAGTGTGGAAGAATTAAAACTTATATTTCAACCATTAGGAGAAACAGTAGAAAAATTAATTGATTTAAAAGTTAATAAAATTAATTTTACTACTAAAGAAGATGAAACAGATGGTTTAGTGAATGAAATAATTACTATTGCTGAAGAAAATGATTGGATAGATAATAATATTAAAACGGATCTTAAAAAAGTAGAAAACTATCTTAAAGGATTAGATTTAATAAATTATATTGTTCCAGTAAAAGAAGCTATTCCACACATTGCACATTTCTTTCATATTAGTGGTAAGAAAGTTAATCCTGAATGGCTGAAACTAGAAGATTGGCAAAAAAGTTTAATGAAAGAGTGCCAAGAAAAGTTTAATTATTATGAAACTTTAACTGACACTAATAATAATAGTTTAGCGCGTATACGCTATGCTACTATATGGTATAAAGATTTAGTTACATCCTATACTCCAATTATTAAAGAATTTAATTATATTAACACTTATCATGACAAAAAAGCTATCACCAATTAAACTTCTTCAAGTAGGTAGAAGTTTAGTATTAAATGTTGAAGGAACAAAGTATAATTTTACTTCGGCTGATAAAGAAGTAAGAGAAAATGTTAAAAAAGCTGTAGAAGTTTATAATAAAGCTCCTAATCAGCAAAGACTAGATAAAGTTATTAAACTAGTTACTCCTAAAGTAGAAGCTAAATTAGCTAAAGTTGCAGCAGAAAAAACAAAAAGTAGACATGATGTAAAGAAAGTTAAAAGGGAGCTTAAGGAAAAAACTAAAGAAATAACTGAAACTGCTAAAGGTCTTGAAACTGATAAACCTGATCCAGAACTTCTTAATATTATTAAAAAAGACAGCAAGTTTAAAGTTATTGATGGTAATTTATTTTTAGATCCTTTTACTTCTGTATCTATTCCTAAACTATTAGTTAATGAAATAGCTTATTATAAAGTAAATAATATTGATATAACTCCTTTAGTTAATTTCTGGAAACTAGCTCTTTTAAATCCTAATCCAATAGCTAGAACTAAACTATTTGATTATTTAAGTAAACAAAAACTACTAATAACAAAAAGTGGTTATTTTGTAACTTATCGAATGGTTAAAACTACAAATACTCCTAATGTATTTACAGATGCTCATACTAAAACAATGAAATATATTCCTGGAAGTGTTTGTAGAATACCTCGCAGTGAATGTGATGAGGATGGAGCACGTGATTGTAGTAGAGGTCTTCATACTGGCACTCCTAGATTTATCGGTATAGAACTAGGCGATGGTTACAGAAAAGTTACTACCAAAGAGGAAACTCCTGATAGTTATGGAACTGGATATGATAGACCAACTAAGAACTTTGATCAAACTTTTGGTAATCAAGCTATTATTTGTTTAATTAATCCAATGCACGTGGTATCTGTTCCTAATTCAGATACTAGAAAAATGAGAAGTTGCGAATTTTACTTCTGTAGTTTAACTACCGCAGAAGAAGTTATGAATCATCAACTGAATGATTATACTAGTTTTGATGATTTATATCATGAATTTGAAGCTTCGGAATTAGATGCAATGCTTAAACAAAATGGTGTTAAGAAAGCTATTGATTTGCAAAAATTAGCTAAAAGTACTAAGAAAAAAGTGGAACTTAAAGAAACACTAAATAAACTTAAATCTAAGCTTCAATATAATGGTGATAATATAGCTCAAGATTTATCTCTTGAAGACATAAATAAAATCATTCAATCCAGATTAAAATGAAGGTAGTAAAAGGTAATTTATTAACTCTTGCTAAAGAAGGAAATTTTGATCTTATTATTCATGGAGCTAATTGTTTTCACAAAATGGGTTCTGGAATAGCTGCTCAAATAGCTAAAGAGTTTCCCCAAGCAGTAGTTTCTGATAATTGCACTCTTTATGGATCACCTTTTAAGTTAGGAACTTTTTCTTTTGCTCATGCAGCTAATATTGCTTCAACTCCTGTTTATTTCCAGATTATTAATCTTTATACACAATTTCTTCCTGGACGAAATTTTGAATATAGTGCATTAATAAAAGGCTTAGATGCTCTTAAAAATGCCTATATTTTAGATAAAAAAAGTATTGGAGTTCCGTGGATTGGTTGTGGTATAGGAGGAGGTGATAGACAAGTAGTAGAGACTATTCTTAAGCATTGGGAAACACAAAGTAATGTTAGTTTAACAGTTGTAGAATTTCCTTGAAAATTAATGAACAAAAATTAGCAAGACAGAAAGTATGTGTTAATCACATACTTTCTGGTTTTAAAACTCCAATTATAGTTAATGGCAAAGAAGTAAGAGGAAGTATATTAGAAGCTGCTACTGGTTTTGGTAAAACTTATGTTAGTATTCTTATTATTAAAGATATGAATACTAGACATCCTGATAGAGACACTATAGTAGTTGTACCAAACAGTAAACTCTATGATGATTGGATAGATCCTAAAACAGGTCATATAGCTATTCATAATCTTTTAAATGTAAAAGTATTTATAGTAAATACTTATACAAGATATGAAAATTGGGTTTGTGATCTATTAGTTATTGATGAAATTCATAGAATTGCCAATAGAGATTCTCAATTCTTCTCTACTACTATTAATATTACTAAATATAAGTGGGGTATTGGATTATCTGGTTCACTTAGTACTGAACAAAAATCATATTTACTGGAATTAGGATGGAAAGTTGTAGATACAGTATCTGTTGATGAGGCTGAACAAGATGGATATATTACTAATTCTATTATATATAATTTAGCTGTACCTATTGCGGATACAGATAGAGAGTATATGAATGAAATTAGTGATACATTTAAATTTTACTTTGCCAAGTTTGGTCATGAATTTGATCTTGTTAAAGCTTGTAATGTAGGAGATACTGTTAAAGTTTTTGTACGTCTTAAATCTGGTACTGCTTTAGGAACTAAATCAGGAAAAGAATGGAGAGAATGGTATGCTAAAAAAATGAATTGGGATGGTAAAAAAGAACATCCTTATTCACCTAGTAATATTGCTAAGAATGCTGCAATGTGTATGAACTATATGAGAAAAAGAAAAACTCTCTTATATAATACACCTTCTAAACTTTATTATGTAGAACAACTTGTGAAAAAATTTAGTAACTTAAAGACTATTATATTTTCAGAAAGTAGTGACTTTGCAGATAAAATAGCAGCTTTATTTCCAAAAACTTGTTTAGCTTATCATACAAAATTAGTAACTTTAGCAATCAAAGGATCATCTGTCATTGAAAAACCTCCAAAAGAGCAACTTAAAGAACTACGTAAAAACGGCTATAAAATCTTAGGACTTGCTTCTAGGAAAAGGGATGCTATAGCTTTATTTGAAGACCGTACTAGCCATATTAAACAACTATCTACTGTAAGAGCTATTGATGAAGGTGTTGATATTATAGCAACTCAATTTATTCTTCAAACAGCTTACAGTTCTACTATTAGACAAGATACTCAAAGAGGCGGACGTGGCAAACGTATTGATTCTTTAAATCCAGATAAAGTCACATTAATAGTTAATCTTTATGTTGCAGAAAGTCAAGAAGAAAGATGGTTACGTTCTAAGCAAAGTGAATTAACAAGTACTATTTATTGGGTGAACTCCGTAGAAGAAATAGTTTTAAATCAATCAATTAGTTTATATGCACCTCCAAAAACTCAACTTCCTCCAACTACAGTTGGAGCTGTCAGCGATTCTAGCGAGTGAGGATAAAGATTGGACTGTTCTTCAGATACAAACTAAACTTAGTTCTGTATTTAATAAAGAATACAGTTTAGATGAAATAGAACAAGGACTTGAAGATTTTAATAAACTCACTAATAAAATAAAAGAAGATGAAGAATTATTAATTTATCCAGATCAATTTGTAGAAGGAATATGATAACTAGTATTGATAATGAAACACTTAATTTTTTGTGTAAGCATGAACTTACTTTTAACCAATTCTGTATGTGCCTACTCATACATGAAAGAAATGGTGCTAAAATAATTAAATATATAAGTGAAGTAGGATTTTTAACAGGAGGTACAATAGTTAAAACAAATAATAGAGAAGTAAATGAGTTAAATGATTTAGTAGAAAGGGGTTATATTAAGTATACTTGGAAAGTTAAGCATGATAAACATCATCTTGATAATTACTCTGTAACAGAGAAGTTTACTAAAGGATTTTTGGATAAATTTAAAGAAGCAGTTAAAGAGTTGTGGGATACTTATCCTACTTATATGCTTATAAATGGTCAGGAAATGCCTTATGGTAAAAGTGATTATGAAGCTTTTGAAGAACAATATACTAAAATGTTGAAAGTAGATATTAGTCTTCATACTACAATTATGCAAGATGTATTAGATAATAAAAAGTATAGTAAATATGCCCCTGTTAAATTATCCAATTATTTAAGTAGTAGACTTTGGGAAGGTAAATCTAATGCAAAACCAAAAATACGAATCCATTGATCAATTTGGATATAAACATATCTCTGTAGAAGTTAATAAAGCCATCGGAATGATGGATAAAGTTAGAAACGGTGATTTAAAACCACTTCTCACTAAACTTAAAAAAGAACAGGATATGATAGGAGGTTATTATCCTGGAGATCAAGTAGTTATAGCTGGTAGAACTGGAACTGGTAAATCAGCAAAAGCTTTAATAGATATATTAGATTTTTGTGATAAGGAGTTAAATCCAGGTTATGCAGATGACTTAATGATTCTTTATGATAGTTATGAAATGACAGGATGGAGAAATGTTCTTCGTCTTATAAGTAGAGAAGGAGAAATTGAGGCTAAAGCTCTTCTTGATTATCATAAAAGACTCCAAGAAGAAAGATTTAATAATCTTAAACTTGTAGCTACCAAATTCAGTCATCTTCCTATTTATATAACTAATAAACCTCTTACTCCTAAACAATGGGAAGAAAATAAGAAGCAAATTCAAGGTAAGTTTCCTAAAAAACGTATAGTTAATCTTTTTGATCATACTCGTCTTGGACTTAAAGATGATGAGAAAAAAGAAGAAGAATTAATAAGTAGCTATATGTTTAAAGGCATCCATTTAAAAAATAATTTTGATATGTGGATGTTTTGGCTATCACAAATGAATAGAAATATAGAAACTAATGCTGGTAGAGATAAATTAGGTCAATACTTGCCAGTTTCTAGTGATATATTTGGTTCAGATAGCGTTTTTCAATGTGCTGATATTGTTTATGCATTACATCGTCCAGGAATGTATGGTCTTGAAGAGTGGGAAGGCATTCCTACTGGTGTAGATTATAATGATCCTAATAAATCAGATGATCTTCTTTTAGAAGTAGTTCTAAAACAAAGAGAAGGTTGGACTGGTGTAATTAAACTTAAACATAATCTTGCACTTAATAAAATATGGGACTATCCTGAAGCTAATCAATCTTCTCTTCTCTTACCTAGTGAGGATTTTAATTTTGGATTATAATAATTAAATATGGTTAAATTACCTTTAGAGAAAAAACCACCTGAATATGAAGACCCAAAGGTTCTTCTTATATATTCTAGACCAAAGACAGGTAAAACTACTGTTTTTTCCCATCTCGATCATAGTATTATATTAGATTTCGAAAGTGGTGGAAGTTACGTAGCTGCAAGACGACTTAAAATTATAGGTTTACGTCCTCCAGCTAGTGAAACTCATGAAGAACTTAATACTAGACATGATAAAGAAATTTATTATCTGACAGAAGTTATTAAAGCTTTACGAGAATACAATCCGTATACTTATGGTATAGCTGATACTCTTACAACTTTTGAAGGTTGGATTGTAGAAGAAGCTAGAGATGTGTATATGAAAAGTGTTGTAGGGAAAGGTTTTAATAGATGGTCGAAGAAAGATGAGGAAATAAGTGGTGGAGTTAATAAAGAAGGACAACTTAAACCTAAAAATTTATGGGATTCCATATTATCTTTACCTAATGGTGCTGGTTATATGTGGGTTAGAGATACATTTGAAAAATGGTTAGGTTATATAACTTCTTTGTTTCCTTATACTATTCTTTCTGGTCATTTGAAAGTTACTTATATGGCTGGCAAAAAAGATAAAGCCGGTACTGAAGTAGAAGTAAATGATGTAGATTTAATAGGAAAGAACAAAGTTATAGCCACAGCTTTGGTTGCAGATGCAATTGGATTTTTACATAGAGAAGGAAACAAAACTTTCTTATCTTTTGTACCTTCTGACGAGATACTTTGTGGCACTCGTATTTCCCATCTTGAGGGGAAAGATATCCTTTTGTCCGAGAAGCAAGAGGACGGAACAATTAAAACATATTGGCAAAATGTTTATAAAAATTTGCCTAAGTAGAAAAATAATACTAATTTTAATCATTCAAATTTTAAACAAAACAATTAATTATTATGAACACTTTTAATTTTGAAGAGTTTAAGGCTCCTGTAACAGTAAACAAAAGAAAAGAATCATCTCTTCCAACCAAGTTTCAAGAGTATGATAACTTGAAGTATCGCAAGATGCAAAACAAGAAAGGTGAAATCAAAGGACTTTTCTATGTAGCTACTAAACTTTTTGAATCACTTAATCTTGAAACTAACGGTCTTACTCACTTTGTTCATCCTACTAATAACAAAGTTATTCTTCTTGGTTTAGTTGATGAAAAAGATGCTAAATATCTGAAGAAAAGAAAAGATCGTGATAAAGGTAAAACCTTTAAAAGTGAAGCTCTAGAAGCTGCTCTTAATGCTGCTGGTATTATTGATTCTAGTGCTCTTAAGAAAAATCAATTTATTGATCTTACTAAAGTAGGTGAAAATGTAACTCTTGATGGTATTGCAGTAAAAGTGGCTTTTCAACTTGTTGTAGGTAAAAAGAAAGAAGCACCAGACGCTAAGGCTGAGATTAAAGCTGAAGGTGAAGTACCTGCTACTGCAACAGCTCCTACATCACAAGCTGAAGTTCCAGCACAACCTGCTTCTGAAGAATCTTGGTAATTTTCCAATTATTTTGAACCAAACTAAGAGGGAGCAATCCCTCTTTTTCATTTTATTTTAACTAAAAACAATAATATAACTATGTTTAATTTTGAAGATATTCGTGAAATCAATGTAATGGCTCCTGAGCTTCGTAAAGAAAATTGTAAACTTACAAAGATAGAGAGAAATAAAGATGATAAATCTTTTTCTTTTATTTTTGTAGATGGTACTGGAGCTACTTTAACTGATAGATCTTTTGTTCCCAATAAACTGTCACAGATGACAGACGAAGACTTTAAAAAGAGTGTTGCTCTTAATGTTAATCGTATTGCTCATATTTGTAGAGCTTTTGTTTCTGAACAAGAATTTCTTTCAGTGAAAGTTGAAGAACCAAATAATCTTAGTAAAGTTGCTGATAACTGGATTAAAATAACTGATCAAGTAGGTAAACTTTTAGCTACAAAGATTAAAGCTGGTGCAGATATGACTTGTGCTCTTAAAGTTATTTATAAACTTAATAAGAAAGATAAGAAATATTATAGTGCTCTTCCACAAGTAGCTCCATTTATTAGTACTGCAAATCATCCTAAGCAATTTACTATTAACCCTCAATATGATGTATTTGAAATCCCTAAGATAGCTCCTGATATAGAATCAGCTCCTACTCAAGGTGTTACTACTAACACTACTGGTGCTGCTACTGAAAGTTCAGATATGGAATTTTAACTTAACCAAGAGGGAGGAAACTCCCTCTTTTACTATGTCTACCTTAGAAACAGAAGAATCTAATCAATGGAGAAAATTAACTAAATATCTTAGTCAGTTTTCTGTTGGACTAGCAGTAAATAGAACAGCTTTAATATGGTTTGTAGGAGGAGTAACTAATAAAGCTACTAGTGTGGATGCCTATAGACAATTATTGACTGATACAGAATACCTTGAACATGGAGTTCCTGTTAGACTACCTTCAGGTGAAACTATAACAGTTTATAAAATTTTAAAGAAAGTTCCTGCTGATTTAAATTACTCTAAAACTAGAAGAGAGTTAATGAAAAAGAGATTTTCTAATACTAGTAAATAAATGTTCAAATTTAAAATACCAGTTAATCGTGAATACATTCTTAAAAGAATTACTGAAGAAGATATATTTGAAAGGTATTTGGGTATAAGACCTCAATTTAATACTGAATTTACTAATCCACTTAGAGAAGATAAAAGTCCTGGTTGTGTATTTTATATTAACCAGTATGGACGAATCAAGTTTAAAGACTATAGTTGGGGATTTAATTGGGATTGCTTTAATGTAGTTGAATATTTGTATAAGATAAATTTTAGTGAAGCTCTAAAGCGAGTAGCTATTGATTTTGGACTTACTGATGGTCATATAAGTGATCCTTCTCTTAATAGACGTGAAGCTAAAAAAGATAAGCTTGAACTTCGTATTAAAAGACGTGATTTTAACTTAGACGATTATAATTTTTGGACCCGACAGTATGGCTTCACAGAATCAGATTTAAGAGAGGCTTCTATTTATCCTATCGAGTATGCTTGGTTTGTTCGAAATGGTCAACTGGAATTGATCTATGCCTATAAGCCGGGCGATCCCGGATATGGGTATCATTTTGGAGGATATGACTACAAATTGTACTTTCCCTATAAGCAAAAACCAGGGCGTTTTATTCAAAATAGAGGTGACATAATCCAAGGTTTAGATAAATTACCTAGTACAGGTGGACATATACTTATTATTACTAAATCATATAAAGATGTAGTATGTATTAATAAGTATTGTAAACATCTTGGTTGTTATGGTATAGCTCCTATGAGTGAAAATAAATTAATACCATTTTCATTATATCATACATTAGCATTAAAGTATGATTATATTTTTGTTTTAATGGATTTTGATAGAACTGGTATTAGAGTAGCTCAAGAATATAGAACTAAATTTGGTTTAAAAACACTCTTTTTTGGCTTAGACTTTAAAGGAGGTAAATTTATTAAATCCAATAATTCTATTAAAGATTTTTCTGATCATATAAAATATAAAGGAATAGATTCTACTATTAATTTAATTAATAATACTTATGAACAACTTATTAATAGCTGAAATAACTATTCCTAATTATATTAGGACTTATGAAGCTTCTAAAGCACAACAAGTTAAATATTATGAAAAAGGAAGAAAAAAACTTCCTTATGCTTTGTGTGATAAAAGTCTTTTTAAATTACAAGGTATTAGAGAACCTGATGGGATAAACTATGCTTGGAGGTCATTTCCTGTTATCAGAAGAAAAGTTAAAAGAATGATTGATTTTCTTATAGATGTTAAAACTGATGAAAGGGTAATAGCTAATACTAAAAAAGCTGGTAAGCCTAGAATTGAAATTATAAATGGTCAGGATATCTATAGTGGTGTAAAAGGTAGATTTAGTAAAAATAACTTGATGAATGCTATAAAGGATCAATATAGACACTTTATAATGACTATACCTAAAATAGCTATTAATCAGTTTCCTATCAGATTTGAAGTAGAACTTTGGGATACTATTGAAGATTTAGAATATAGTAAAGGACAAAAATGGGATTTAGATAACAGGATATTTCCTTATAATAAAGCTTTCTGTGATATCCTTACTGAGTTAAAAATTATTCCAGATGATGCTATAAGTTATATTACTGGTCCACCATCTGCTTTATTTTGTCCTGTAAAAACTAAAGAAGAACGAAAGCTGATCTTTAAAATTTATTCTGATAGAAGAGATGTTATAGTTAACAACTCTTTTTATAAACAAACATTTAATTTATGAAATTGTTAGAACAACTTGAAGAAGCACGTATAGCAGTGGATTCTTTAAATGATTTATGTTATGATAAAAATCCAAACTTTGTAGAAGAAATGGGTAATCCTTTTGAATTAGTTTATGATACTATTACTGTTGTAATACAATTTAAGGAGATACCACTTTGGTGTAGTGGTGAAGAAGAA